TCACTTTCCCGTCGCCGGAGAACGGCAGCAGACTGAGGGATGCGGCGTGATATCGACCACCGCTTTATCCGTGATATTGGCGGTATTTCCTGCCGCATCAACAACATTCACATTTACCGGTACGTTGCCATCGCGCAGGCTCTGCAAATCGGCAGCGGGAACCTCAACTGACCAGCGACCATCCACGTCCACAATGGCGTTATAGCTTTTATCGCCGAACTGCACCGTGACCCGTTGCCCGGTGCCTGTCACGCCGGTAGTGCCGCTGAGGGTTTGGTTTTCAGTCACTTCCTGCGCATTCAGGAAGCCATCGCCAAACAAGGTATTGATCGTGGGTTTTGGCAGGAAATTGATAATGACGTTCAGATCGCGCGTGTCGCTGGCGCTGCTCACAACATTGGTGACCGTAGCGGTGACGGGCGTAATGCCATCAGGCAGGGATGCCAAATCTTCAGGCGGGATCACGGCGCTCCAGTTACCGGCCCCATCCACCAGCGCGGCATACTCTTTGCCATTGAAGCTAACCGTCACCACAATATCAGGCACAGTCGTAATGACCACGCCACGCACTTCCAGCGGCTGGGTTGATTCCGCCGCGCTGAGATAATCATCCGTCGACAGAATGGCGATGGCGATATCCCCCTGGGCGAGATTCACCGTGATAGGACGCGTGATTGTCAGAGAGTTGCCGTCATTTGTCTCGTAAGTGGCAACGGCCTCCCCTCCGTCGGGTATCAGCGCCTGTAAATCGCCAGCGGGAACCAAAACCTGGAAACTGCCATCTCCGGCAACGCTGGCAAAATAGCGGTTGGACGCCAGAGAAATCGTCACCAGTTGCCCCGGTTCAATATTCGCTGTCCAGCCCGTCAGCATCTGATCCAGCGCTAATTCCGCTACGTTAAGCTCATCGTCGCCGGCGAAAGAATATAACTGGAGCATCGGTTGATCGGTGTTGACGATAAAGCTTTGTTGCGCCGTGGCGGTATTGCCTGCCACGTCCGTTACGCTGATGTCCAGCGTATAGGTTTCATTTTGTTCGAGCGTTTGCAGGACTTCAGAAGGGATCAGGGTGCTCCAGCTACCATCAAGGCCGATCACCGCCTCAAACCGGTTTTCACCCAGCGTAACGATGACCGTTTGCCCGGCGTCTTCTGGCGAAGTAAATCCGGATATGGTTTTGCCGCTATCAACCAGCGCCTGATCCAGCACATTACCTGGCGAGAACGCAGCCAGCCTGAGATCGGGCGGGAGGGTATCAACCGTAAGCGTGACATCCTGCGTAACAGTATTGCCGCCGCTGTCGACAAACGAGACATTCAGCGCCACCTGCCCCTGCGGTAAAGTTTGTAATACCGCGGCGGGGAGCGTGACGCTCCAGGTTCCGTCGCCCGCGACGGTGGTCGTGAACGTGTTATTGCCCAGAGTGACCGTCATGACGCGCCCGGCGTTGCTGGCTTCGGTCACACCGCTAAGTAACTGATCGGTGGCGCTTTCAGTCAGATTGAGAATGTTGTCGCCGGTAAAAGGAGTGATAACCAGCGTTGAAACCGGGAGGCCGGGATTACCTCCGCCTGGAGGCAGCGTACCGCCGTTGCCGTTGCCGTTTCCGTCTCCGCCGCCATTGCCGTTGCCATCTCCGCCGCCGTTGTTGCCACCGTCACTCCCACCGTTGCTCCCGTCACTTCCGCCGCCGTTGTTTCCATCACCGCCGTTGCTGTTGCTGCCCCCTCCGCCCCCGCCACTGCTGCCAGCGGCAACCGCCACCCCGGCAATGCCGCCAACGGCGGCTAAGCCGCCCAGTATGGCCGCAGTTGACAGGCCTTCTGCACCAATCAGCGCCCCCAGAGAGGTATCAGCCATAACGGGAACAATCGCTTCCGCCGCGGCCGGGCCGGTTTCAGAGGAAAACGGGAACACCGCATGATGAGTGCCGTACTGGTCCTCGAAGATAAGCTCGCTGTGTAGCCCTTCAGCATCAAGTTGAAAAAATTTTTGATAGCGTACCGTTGAACCATCTCGCATATGGACGATCAGGTCATCACCCTGTCGCTCATAAAAATTAACGGTTTCCGGCGAAGCATTAATTCTTACCACGCTGGATTGGGTGATATTAATTACGCGATCGCCGGCACCGGAAAATTGCGTAACAAGATCGCCTGTATTGCGGTTGAGTATATCAACGGAACCTGAAGGGGTATTTACCAGAGCCATGCGGCTATCTCCCGAATTAAAACAACAATCAACCCGGCGGAGTGAATGCATCACAACCGCTTAAGATTGGTGCCGGTCCAGTTGAACCATCACCGAGTAATCGCCTGGTTTAAATGTGTATTAGAAAGATAACCGATTATTTTATTTGGTATTTTTGTTTAAAGGCAAAGCGAGACGTAACGAGTACGCACAATTAACATATAAACAAGCTTTCTGAATTAGGCAAAGAGAAATGCAACAATTTTATAGTGGAAGAATAATAAGATTCTGCTAGCCATGAATAAACTATTGTTCCAGAAGATTTATTAATCCGTGTTCAAACTTCCAGTAAAATGCTATTAACGTTTCCTCCCGAAACTATTCAAAAATAAAAACATGTAAAATATATTATGCATGCGCGAAATTCCCATTTAATTTGTCTATAAATACACAGCAATGGCTGGCTTTAATTAACAATATAAATTACCGGGTTTTATGGAGTTTATCTGCCTGATTTACTTGTATAAAAATACGCCAGTGAAGCATATCCATCTTCATCAGCGCTGTCGGCGTTATCCATTGCGATATGGACTGGCATGGCAGCCCTGACATCTGTTATACTTGTTTTACACTTTTGGGGCTGATTCTGGATTCGACGGGATTCGCGAAACCCAAGGTGCATGCCGAGGGGCGGTTGGCCTCGTAAAAAGCCGCAAAAAAATAGTCGCAAACGACGAAAACTACGCTTTAGCAGCTTAATAACCTGCTCAGAGCCCTCTCTCCCTAGCTTCCGCTCTTAAGACGGGGATCAAAGAGAGGTCAAACCCAAAAGAGATCGCGTGGAGGCCCTGCCTGGGGTTGAAGCGTTAAAACTAATCAGGCTAGTCTGGTAGTGGCGTGTCTGTCCGCAGGTGCCAGGCGAATGTAAAGACTGACTAAGCATGTAGTACCGAGGATGTAGGAATTTCGGACGCGGGTTCAACTCCCGCCAGCTCCACCAAATAAACATGGACAGCGGCAGGACATTAGCTTTAAAAACAGCATGTTAGCCGCTTACCCCGGACGGTGACCGGACACCAAAGGGACAAAAAAAGGATACGCAAAGGAGCCGCGGCTCCATAGAAATGAGAAAGCCCGCAATAGCGGGCTTTTTTCCATTCATACTTGGTTGATATGCAAAATTAGCCTTCATTAATATATGGTTTCTATCTTCACTCAAGCATTAAAGCTATTTTGTTGAACAAGCGCCTAAAGTTTCTGAGTGCTTAGTCGATTACACAAGACAGGACTTCTCTACTATCATTTTTTGATGTGGATTGAGTATGAAAACTCACATTTTCTGAGTGACAGTTTATACCAGAATGGTACACTCACCATCCACAATCCAAAGCTCTTATGTCCGCTTGGAAATGTTTTTTATTTATAATTCAATCCTTTATAAGGGTTAACATGACCCCTCAGGCGCAGAGAAAATCAAACGAACTTCATAAAACTTTGTGGTCGTATATTAACCGTAAGGCTATGATAGAGCAGGAAGTTCTTGATACCGCGGAGAAAATTATCGCCACTCTTCATGGCAAAGAAAAGTCGTATCTCACAGCACTTCTCTATGCTGCAAAGGGTGACTTCGATACCTCAGTTCAATGGTTTAGAGATGCGCTAAAGTATGAAGATCCTACAATCGCACTCAATTACCTTGCTTATATAGGGGCGAGTGCCCATAACTACTTCCATCGGATGGAACTCTTCCGACTGGAAGAGCAATTCTGTTTGCCTACTATGCGTCGCATCGCTAGAAACGCAGCATACTGTATAGGTGATACCAATCTCATCAGAAAATATACTTTGAAACTTTCTGCACTCTGCGATGGAAAAGAAAAACAAGAATTGAAGGATCAGGGGGCGCATATGATTACACAGGTCGAAGAATTCAAGAAGGCGACAACGCTTACTTCGAATCAAATCCAAGTACTGTGTGACGCGGCAGAAGAAATCGCCAACAATCATGGTGTTAACTGTATAGGTGTGCACTATTTTGTTAACGATGACCTTGACAATGCTTTTGTAGTACGTGCAGAAACAGATGATCCAGAGGTGTTAGCGGAGTTAAATCTCGAAATGCTCTGCTTGTTGTCTTCCGAGGAGTATCGTTCTTTGCCCTTTACTTCTTGGTTCCGCAGCGATATAGAAAATATGGAGCAACGTAATGGCTGTTAACGGACAGGATTTTTATAACTTTGCCGTGAAATGCATAGCTCATGGCGACGAAATTGGCTATAGAAATGCTGTAGGGCGCGCTTATTACGGACTTTATCATGATCTGTGTTCGAAATTACAAAAAGGTCCTGATCCAGCAACACATAGAGCTGTAAGGGACTATCTTATTGATAGTTCTTGGCATAGTGGTAATGAGCCTTTCGATAAAATGAAACTCATTTCATTAGGAACAATGCTTAAGCATCTTCACATACAGCGAAAATGGGCAGATTATAAGCTTGATGATGATTATCCGAAGGCTGATGCGGAAGCTGTTCTAATTATGACCAAAAAAGGTTTTGAAAAAGCGAAGGCGATGTACGAAGACACGTTTCCATCGACGCCTTCTTCTTCAACTGTAACTGTACCTTCCCCATAGCGATCTTTCATGGGGTGTCAGGGGTCGGAGGTTCAAATCCTCTCGTGCCGACCAAAATTCCCTAAGAAAACCAACCCATTGCGGTTGGTTTTTTTATGCCTGAGATTTGGTGATGGTAAAAAGATGGCAAAATGATGGTAAAACCCCTGTCCAAACCCGGGACAAAGTCCCATTCTTGTAAGTCCTTATTCCCTAAACGTATATTCTGAAATAAATTAAAACCTCATTATAACTTCCTGAGCTTTGCTCACGGGTGCGCACCCAACCCTTTTCTGTTTAGCGAACAACAAGTAGATCAGAAAACCGCGTAGTGTAGCGCGGCGAAAGCATGTCCCTTTTCATCTGCCACTGCTGCTGGATCCCCTGCCCTGCGAAAAAAAGCGTGCCCTTTCCACCTTTCGCATTGAGATGATCCAGTACTTCCATTAACTGCGCGCTGTTGCGTCGTGGGGCCGCGTCGTCAAACAGGTTCAGTTGCGCCACGCCCTGACTGAAGAAATCGCCCAGCATCACGCCTGCTTTCTGGTACCGGTGGCCGTCCCGCCAGATATTATCCAGACAGCGCACCGCGGCGTTAATTATGTCCCGGGAGTCCTGGGTGGGTGTGAGGAGTTTTACAGACACGCTGTTGCCGTAATACGGCTCATTTATGGCGAAAGGCGAGGTTTTTACAAAAGCGGAAATATAACGGCAGAACTGGTGCTCACCACGCAGCTTCTCCGCAGCACGCGCCGCATGGCTGCAGATTGCCTGGTGCATCTGCTCATATTCCGTTACCCGTTCACCGAACGACCGGGAGCAGACAATTTCCTGCTTGGCCGGCGCGAACTCCTCCAGTTCAAGACAGGGTTCGCCGCGCAGCTCCCGCACGGTCCGCTCGAGCACGACGTTAAAATGCTTCCGGATTACCCAGGTCGAGGTGTCAGCCAGCTGGCAGGCGTTAGTGATACCCATGGCGTTCAGCTTTTTGCTGATGCGCCGCCCCACTCCCCAGACGTCTTCCACGGGCACGATGGACATCAGCCGGCGCTGGCGATCGACATTCGACAAATCGACTACGCCACCGGTCTGCCGCTGCCATTTCTTCGCGGCGTGGTTCGCCAGCTTTGCCAGGGTTTTGGTCTGGGCGATGCCGACGCCCACGGTGAGATGGGTATTCTGTAAAACCGTGGCGCGGATTTCCTTCCCAAAGTCCTCCAGATTCCGGCAGTTACGCACGCCGGTGAGATCGCAAAACGCCTCATCAATGGAATAAATTTCGACGCGTGGGCTCATGATTTCCAGCGTCGTCATCACCCGGTTCGACATATCCGCGTACAGCTCATAGTTGCTGGAGAACGTGGCCACGTTATAGCGCCGGAATAAATCGCGCTGCTTAAAGAACGGCTCACCCATCGTTATGCCGATTTCTTTGGCCTCGGCACTCCTGGCAATAACGCACCCGTCGTTATTCGAGAGAACAACGACGGGCCGCCCCTTTAAATCGGGTCTGAACACCGTTTCGCACGAAGCGTAAAAGCTGTTCACATCGACCAGGGCAAACATTTCAGTTTGTCGCTTTAACGATGTATGTCACCACCCCGAATACATCCAGCGTGTCCCCGCTGCCCACGAAAATAGGCGAATAGGCGCTGTTCATGGGATTAAGCTGAACGGTCGGGCGCAACTGCAGGCGCTTAACGGTGAACTCCCCGCCCACCGCCGCGATCACGATATCCCCGTGTTCCGCCGTCCTGGAACTGTCCACCACCAGCAGGTCGCCATCGCTGATACCTGCTTCAATCATCGAATCCCCCGCCGCCTTCACAAAATAGGTCGCGCTGGGATGCTGGATCATCAGTTCATTCAGATCGATGCGTTGTTCGACATAGTCGGCGGCGGGAGACGGAAACCCGCACTGGACAAGGTCACCGTATAATGGCAGCGCGACAATGCCGCGCAGTTCTGCTGGCGTGTAAAATTCCATAAAAATCGACTCCTGATAATTATACTGTTTTTATATACAGTAGTTTCAATCATTAAGCCGATCAATATCGGGTTTGGCTATCAATTGAAGCGCCAGGCGTAACGGGCTGAATTATTTAGTGATAAGCCCCTCCACTATTTTCTTCAGCCCTTCCAGGTCTGATTTAAGTGCTTCAATTTCGAGCTGTTGTGTACGATTTTCCTCGACAAGTGACTGCAATACGGCATGATGCACCGCCACCATGGAACCGGAATCGCCCGCCTCAACTGCCAACACATCATCAATAACTGTGCCGTCATCCAGCTCGCGCGAACCAGTGTTGATCACGGCGTCCGGGAAAAACCTGGCGATGTCATTCGCGATGACGCCCATGCCGAAACGTCCCTCTGCGCCTTTATGCCGATACTTCCAGGTGGCTGCCCTGATTCCCATCAGAACATCGCGAGGGTTCTGTATAGGCGCAATGTCGTTTTTGACACGTTCGTCAGAACCAGAGTTAACCCATGACCCGCTTGCGATGGCGTTTCCTGTCTGGCTAAAAGAATATGTACCGATACCACCAGTGACTCCGGCGATAACGAAGCGGATGGCATGCGTACTGGTTACGTAATGCTGAATACGCGAAAATGACCCGTCCGAGGCGAACATTTTTGCCAATGTGTTTTCGAAGGTTCCAGTCCCCGCGACGCCGTGTGCAGCACGCAAGATGATCGCCTCGCCGGGGTCGCCCGACGTTGAGCGGTTAACAAAGTCGATTACGCCGCTGTAAGAAGACCCGCGATAATCTGCCGCGTAAACGATGCGTGAGTCATCGCCCGCCGCCACTGTCCCCGCAGCTGCGCCGACATTACGCGTAGCGGAGTCACCCAGGCCAAGATTTGTACGTGCCGTGGACGGCGTGGTGGCACCTGTTCCGCCATTCGCCACCGGGATAACACGGGAGTCTGTGAAAATTTCCTCAATATGGTAAACCCTTGCACCCACCGGACCACGGAATACACCCTGATAAATACGCCGTGACAGCCCTGCGGAATAGTATGTCGCGGTGAAATGTATCCACGCATTCCCCGTACTGGCCATTACATCACCCGATACGTTAGTCACGTTCAGGGCAAACGTCCCTGTTGTGTAGGTATCAAGTGGCGGAGGCGCATTCAGCCAGTTGGCGGCATTCAACTGATAGGCTGCGCCGTTAACAAAACTGAAGGTTTGCCAGTCCAGATTACTTAATGTGCTGTTAGGTATCCCAATCCCTAAATCATACAGCGCCTTTGCCCCCAGTTGTTCCCAGGGAGACCAGGTTGTGCCTGACAGTGTGCGCTGCCATGTCCGGTTAAGGTTTCCCGCCCCGCTTGCTATCGTGGTGAAGCGCTGCAACAACGAATTTGCACTGCTCCTCAGAATTACTTCACAGATACCTGTTGAGATTACGGCCTGTCCCGGCGCTACCGGACCGTTTGTCGTGCCGGTTGTACCATCAGTAACAGACCATATGCCGGGAGTGACCAGTGAGTTAAGATCGCCCGTATAAAATCCGGGCCGCGAATTAACACCGACCAGGCTCCAGTCACTCCACGGCCCGTCCACTCCGTTCCATGCGCCAGTCAGCGAGCGGACATAAACGTTGCCGTTCATCGATACCGTATAGCGCTGCATACCTCCGTAGCGTCCGCCGGCAAACACTTCCAGAATCCCCTGCCCGTTGTCCTCCGGGAACCCGTACGCGGCAGTGGTGTTGGTATTTGATGAGCGGTTCCAGGTCCCGGTAACTTCGGGCGTCGGCCCGTATGCATTCAGGTTTGCTGCAGCGGGCAGGTTTCCGCGCCACTGCTGAGAGGAACTGACCAGCCCGGCCATTTTTGTCCATGACGGCCCCGGAACCTTTGTGCCGTCCGGCAGGGTGATGTTGATATCTCCGGCAGCAGAATAAAATGATTGCCAGTTAGCTTTGTCATTATTCATCCCGCGCATTGCAGCTGTCGTCTGCGCCACCAGGTCAGCCGTGACCTGACTGAGCACCTTGCGGGGCACCGCTGCCCAGGCAGCACCCGTGGTGGTAGGCCCGGTAAACGGGCTGACAAGCGTGGCAGCTGTATTACTTGTGACGGTATCAACCGGCAGGGTGTACAACACGCCGCCGATTGTCGCGGTAATGAAATCGCCCGGTTTTAAATCCGTGGTGAATAACGTACTGGTACCAACCACCGCCGTTGAATTGTTGGTCAGTTTAAGAGTTCCTGCGGACATAATGTCTCCTGATTACAGGCAATAAAAAACCCGCCGAAGCGGGTTAGTTTAAGCGGTTTGCGCGAATGAGCCGGAGCCGCGCAGTATTAACATGGTCGGCGAAGACAGTGAAGATCCGCCTGCGCCGCCAGGCACCCCCGTGGAGCACGATACATTTATGACTCTTTCAGTGGTGCGGATACTGTGTATGCAGCATGATGTGGTGCTGCCCCCTCCGGGGGATTGCAGATAGAAGGTTCTGGAGCTGCCATTTATGTTGATGACCGCCGTCGCCCCGGCGGATGTGCCGTTCTGACCTGTTACAGTGACATTCATCATGACCACCACTTGTTTCGACAGGTTGAATGTGGCGCTGTCAACATACTGGAAAGATCGCACATAGTTTTGCGGGGCATCATCAAATACCATGCCGTTAGCCACGTCGCCGATAAAGCTGTTGGCCTCCACAGTCCCTGTAAATTTGCCTCCGCTGGCGTACACAGTGCCTCTGAACTCACCATCAGTCGCATAAACCGTGCCCCTGAAGGAGCCGGATTCGGCATAAACAGTTCCCCTGACGGTTACGCCGGCGAACCACGCAAACCCACTTTTGTTAATATGCCAGCCCACATTTCCGGTGCCATCCCATGTGTTGGACTGGATGTACTGACCAATTTTGGCATTCGTGATCGTTCCGTCCTGGATGAATCCGGAGCTCAGAAACACCTGACCGTTAACGATGGCAAAAGGCGAATACATGACGCCGCCCTGCCCCGACAACATCACGAACTGATCGGCATTAATCGCCACGCGGGTTTTTACCGCTGAACCGTCAGCTATGACCGCCACAGACAGCCCGGCGTCGTAGTAGTTGCCGTTGTATTTCACGCCCGTACGGAGGGTGTAAACCGCATTGGCGCTGGCAACATCCGCGTAAGCTGTGTATTTCTCGTTAATGGCGGCTTCCTGCTGCCCGAACTTCGTGGCGACCTGTTGCTGATACTGGGCAAAGGCCTGTTCTGCGCTGGCCTGCGCGCTCTGAATGGTGGTGATGCTGCTGTGCACGCCGTTAAAGTCGGCCGCCACTGACAACCGGTATTCAGCGAACGCCTCATCCGCTGTTGCCTGTGCGGTTCTAACCTCACTGATTTCTGCAGCAGCATCGCCAAACTGAACGGCCACAAGCTCCTGGAACTGCGCAAACGCTTTTTCCGCATCGGCCTGCGTGATTTTTACCTGAGAGATTTCCGCACGCGCCACCCCCAGCTGCTCATACTGGATCTGCGCGCCTTCCACCTGCGCCAGTGTGACCTGCATCTGTCCTGCCAGGGTGAAATCAATCTGCTCTGTCAGGCGCTTCCCGTCCTCTGACGTCAGCAGGTCTTTGGCAATATCTTCCAGGTAATCGGCGGCCTGGTCGTTAGCCATGCCCCTGATCCAGTCGGTCCAGCCTGATTCATTGCCCGTTTTGTCGACCAGCTGAGCGCGGTACCAGAAAATCTGGCCCGCCCGCAAACCAAGCTGGGTGTAATCCATTTGTGGATATGGCACATCCGACAGCAAAAGCGGATCGGCGTGGTCATCACGCGGCGTGTACTGAATTTCCGTTTTCAGCGTGTCTTCGGTGTTGGGCGGAAAAGCCCAGGTGAGGCGAATGCCCCAGTTAATGCCGGTGGCCGCGAAATTAATCGGCTTCGGCGGGTTACCGACTTTACCCGTCAGCGCTTTCTCCTGAGAGTATCCCCAGCCGCTGGAAATCTCCGCCGCGTTGATGGCGCGGACGCGCACCAGGTAGCGCCCTGCATAGATGCCCGGCACTTCAAACGACGTGGTCGAACTGCGCGGCACGTTCACCCAGTTCCCGTCGTTGCGGCGCCACTGCGCTTCATACGCGATCGCGTTCGGTGCGGGGTTCCAGCTGGCGCGCATCGTTTCAATGCTGATGCCCTGACTCACCACAGAGTAAGAGCCAATGGTGATGTTTTCCGGCGCAAACTGGCTGCCCGGCGGGATCACGCTTACCGGACGCTGGTCAATGATGGCACCGGTATCGATGCGGGCATACTTATCCGGATCGTGAAACGCGCCTGAGATGGTAAAAGTGCCGTCGTTATTGTCGCTGACACTCACCACCCGGTACTGCTGGGCATAAAGCTCATCAGACTCCACTACCCAGACGCTTTCCGCCTGCGGTATTTCTCCGTAAGCGATACTGACCGTGACGGCCTGACCATTAATCGCCTGGATTGTTCTTGCCTGTGATGCGCCGGAAGGAAGATTGAGAATAAGGCGATCGCCCGGCCTGGCATCAGGCACGCGGTCGAGGTTGATCACGCGCCCGTTAACCGAACTGATGCGGCCGCCAGTGACTTTACCGGACAGCATTTCATCAGCGACAGCGATGATATAGCCCGGCTGCGGGATATTGCCGTCCAGGCCCACCGAAAAGGTGACGATGCGGTCTTTGTTGTTGGTCAGGATCCCCCAGCGCCCCTTGCGGTTTGCTTCACTCTGCCGGGTGCAGCCGATCGCGGTCATCTCAAGCTGGTTAAACCCGTAACGCGCAACCAGCGGTTGCTCAAAAACCGGCTCCATGGCGTCGGCGTAACCGTTAGCCGGGTCGGAATACGAGACAAGCGCCGTGGTGTAACGGGTTTTGGTCGTGCTGCTCGAGTAAACGAATTCGCCGTTGACCACATTGGCGCGGGTGTAGCTGTAATCAATATCACGCGGCATGTCTGCCAGCGCCACAATCTGATTACCGCCCCAGTAGGTCATGCCCCGGAAGATAGCCGCAAAGTCCCGCAGCACGGTATAGGCTTCGTTACGGTCCTGCACGTAGACGTTACAAGTATAACGTGGCTCCATGCCATTTCCGCCTTTTCCGTCCGGTACCAGCTGATCGCAGTACTGTGCCACCTGGTACAGCGTCCACTTATCGATATTGGCCGCCGTCAGCCGGTGGCCCAGGCCAAAGCGATCGGCGACCACGATGTCGTAAAAAATCCACGCCGGGTTATCTGTCCAGGCCCATTTAAACCCGCCCGTCCAGGTGCCGTTATAGGCGCGTGTCAGCGGATCATAATTATCGGGCACGCGGATCACGCGCATTGCCGGTTCACAGGAAATCTGTGGGATGCTGCCGTTGAACTGACTGGAGTCGAACTCGATGTACAGCAGTGCAGTGTTCGGATAACGCAGCTTGGCGTCAATGACTTCCGTATAGCTCTGCAGCGTCATGGTGTCGCCAGTTTTTGCGCTGTTGGCATCCGGCGTCAGTTTGCGAAGCCGTAAAGTCCAGGTGCTGGCGCCACGCGGCAGGTCAATACGGTGACTGCGCTCGTAGCCTGTGGTGGTCTTTCCGGTTACCGCCGTACTGATAACAGTCTGCCACGCTCCACCATTAGTCTGCAGGTCAACTGCATAGGCAACCGAATTGCCCACCAGATCCCCGTTATCCAGCTGCTGGTAAAGTGACGGCCACTTGATACGCAGGCGAACGGCAGATAACTGCGTGTTGGTAAACGTGCGCGTCCAGGCGGTGGCACTGGATACCTCCGTGCCGACACTGATTTCGTTTTCTGATCCGGGCATGCCCTGAATATAGGGCTGAGCCTGATTACCCGGTCGGAAATCCCAGGCGACGCCGGAAAAGTTCCGGGAGCCGTCCGGGTTTTCAATCGGGGTACCATCCAGAAAAATATTTCGTCCTGTCAGCCCACCAGCAAACTCCCCCTCGCCCAAAGCAAGCAGGATTTTCGCTTTTGCCACCGACTGGAGATCGTCCGGTTGTTCCGTCGGCGTGCGCTGTTTGGAGCCGCCGCCTTTGCGCCCTTTGATAAGTTCTGCCATGTTACGCCCATAAAAAAACCGCCAGGCGGCGGTGACTGTGAGGAAATAAAAGGTGGGGGTTATTGCTGATCTTCAACGTAAATCCCGGCGGAAATTATCGCGCCACCAATACGGCGTTTTCCGTAGCCAATGGGTACCGGATAACCCTGCGCAGCTGTATTGGTCACGCCGCCGAACGCATAAGATGCCCGGTTATCGGCATCCTGTTTACTGGCGAGCCCGGCAGGCTGAGGTGAAAGCATTTGGACCACACCACCTAACATCATGGCTCCTCCCATCATTGCCATCTTTGAGCCAATAGCCCAACCCACACCAGTCCACCCAGCGAAATAGCCAATAACCACGCCCACCACAACCAAGACGGCCCCTAAAATTGTTTGTAAAGCACCGGCTTTTTTACTACCGATGATATAAGGAACTATTTTTATAACCTCATTTGTTACTGGGTATCCCATGTCATCTAGGCCAATATTTTTATTACCTCTGTATATCGCAAATGTTAATCCTCTTAATTTACTGCTATTAAGGAACCGCTCAAAATCATCTATTGTCTTACAAAGAGCATGTATAGCTTCAGCATTAGTACGAACTAACCTTTCATGGTATTTTCCGAACAATTTACCGAGTTGCCCATATAATTCTATAGTCACCATTCTCTCTTCGATTATAGATGTCATATTTTTTCCAATAATAAAAAAGCCACCCTAAGGTGGCTTGGCTAGATATTAGTTTATTAAAGACATGAGCGAGCAGCGCTTCCCCAAGGATCGTTCCAGCCTTTGGATAAGGCATAGACTTTTATATCAGAACCGCCATTCGCTGCTTTACCAATTTTCACTAATGATACAGCGCCCATCCACTCATCAGAAGATGAAATTTGATACCCATCTTTAGTGGGCACACTGGTAGAGGGTGCTTTAAGAGCAACCCATTTTGGAGATAAGCATCTATTCATTTCATCAGGCGATTTAGAAGAATGGCCAGCAAAAATTGGCGCTTCATTTTCTAAATTCGTAGTTGAACATCCGCTAATGCCAAACAAAAGGGTTATTAATAGCAAAATTTTCATATTCATTCCCTGTACGTAATATCCAAGAGAATAGCAGATTTTATGCTAAAAAGTAAAAAAAGCCACCAAGTGGTGGCTTAACAGTATTAAAAACTTCTATTAGTTTTGAGCCGCTTTGCCGCCAGTGCATTGATACTCGACGGAAACATTAGATAAAACACATGCTCCCCATCCATCGGTCTGTCCGCATTGGGATGTTTGTCCGCCAAATGCTTCTGCGCCTTCATAACCCCAAGTTTTACATTTTTGAGCCGCTAATGTAGCGGCCTGATTAAGGTCAATTACAGGTTTTTCAAACTGTCCAACCGTATATCCCATGCGAACTGTACCATCGGCTTTACTTCCGCCCATAGGTATCATGTCTTTTTTTACGGAGCAGCCAGCAAGTAACATAATAGCGAGCCCAGCCACGAACATCTTTTTCATAGTTTGTTTCCTTACGTTGCAATAGGAAACATCCTAACATCCAAAAAATGAATCTCAACGCTGAAATATAAAGTTTTTGAGCTAAATAACACCTTTATATCTAAGAATTTTCAGGGTTCGCTCCATCCAGTAACCACCGTACGGCACCCGCTGGCTGAGATGTCCGTAGAGATGGTGAAGCAGCATGTTCCCTTCCAGCAATACTCCGGCGTGATTCCACTTATTCGACTGCACCTGCATGATCACCACGTCGCCCGGTTGCGGCGCGCCGGTGAACTCCCGGAACCCGCATTCGTACCAGTTATCCTGATAAAAATTATCCGGGTACTGATCCTCCCACCAGGGGTAATCGACGCGGTAATCCGCCAGCTCGATACCGTACGTCTGGCGATAGTAGCTCATCACCAGACCCCAGCAGTCGTAAACGCCCAGCACAAACGGACGCTCCAGCAGTGGAATTTCGCCCCGTGGTATAATGGTCCGTAAATCACCTTCCGGCCAGCTGACGATATGCCAGGGCAGCGCCGTCACATCACACTGCGCCTTATCCAGATCACTCGGCTGCGTGGTGGCGTCGGGATGGCTGTGCACAATGGCGGTGACTGTTCCCCATTCTTCCGCCGCCGCGTAATCCTCCGGCGAGAGGTGAAAGTGTTCTGTCGGCTCGGCGGCGAGATTACGACAGGGGAAATATTTTTCCACCCTGCTTTTCTGCGCCACCACCCCGCAGCACTCGCGCGGATATTCCGCCTCGGCGTGGGCCATAATGGCCTCAATGGTCTTCTTGCGCATGTCAGCTCCGGATCAAAGAAGTGCCCGGGAAGCCGCCGAACGGCAGCTCGTTACCTTCACCGAACCGCAGTTTGCATGCGGTCAGTGTGCCGTTGCATTCATCGCGGGACGGGTCATCCACGGGATTGTTGTTTTTGTCGAAATATCGCGTCCCGACGTAATCACAGCCATCACCGGTACGGTATTTATTACGGATGCACCAGGTACAGAGAGAATGAAGCTGGCGTGTCGGGATCATCAGTCCCTGCAAATCCATCGGGCTGGATAACGCAAACTCGACGACCTCACTGGTTTCAGAGGTTTTCGCGTCGATATACCAGACCTGCAGTTTTTCCTGCGTGGCATCTGCGGTCGGGTTTCCGCCAGGAAAGTTACGCGCGTCGAGGTATTGCGCCAGCGTGTCATGAATAGTGACCTTCGCCTGCAGCATATCGTCATACGCAAGGCACAGCGCCGTGACAGAACCATCAAGGTTGGCAACGCGAAGGACCGGCTGCGCACTTTCGCCACCCGTCGATTTTTCTGTTCCTTCAATCTCACACGGCCAGGCCTTATATTCCTGACCCTGCCACCAGATGCTTTTTGCAGCCAGTTTTGATTCGTCACCGCCGGCGGCGAGTATTTCAGCTTCAGAATGGGGAATGCTGTGACTGTGGAAGCGCATAACCTCCCCCACGCCGAATGCCGTACCGTCGACAGAAAAAAGCCGGACTGTGTCGCCCGGCTCAAGTTTCTGGTAATCGCTGTTGATCATGGTGCAAACGCCTGTTCAAAGGTTGCAGTAATTGTCATTACCGTTTTGCTCTTTATGATTTTCTGAAGGCTGTCAGCCTCAATCCGCCATAAAGCGAGATCACCGAAAGGCGGTTTAAACGAGAAGGATTTTGTTTTATGACGCCGGAGAAAAGCATAAATCTGCAGGCCCAGTTCTGGTCGCCCGGTAAAGGAATATTCGTAGGTCAGGGTCTCGCTGTTCAGCCCTGAACCACTGACCTGTGTATAGCCATCGCCGAACTGCACCTTGCGGATCGTGTCGGTGCTTTTAGTTGTGGGCTGACTGGCCGACTGAATCGACCAGGGAAAGGATTCAATAGCCATCTATTATCTGCCTCTGGTTGCGTTCCAGATCAGGCCACCAGGACGCACTGCTTTAGCAATGCCATCATTTACGGCCTGCGTAATGACCTGCTGATAAGCCCGCCCGAGCTGGTCTCCGGGAGGTTGCTTCGTTTCATTCTGCGGGGAGGTGACAGAAACGGGCGCATAGACACTAACGCCCATATGCCCCGTGATCGGCGCTGATCCGCCGCCAACAAGTCCACCCGACGCGTAACCACGCATCAGATTGTAAAGATTGCCCACACCCAGACGACTGGTTGCTTCTTTGGTGAATACGAACTCGCCACGGTGAACCACCCCAGCAGGCTCGTATTTTCCCCCGGATCCTGTGTAACCGCCGGTGGCAAAGCCCATTGCCGTCGTGGCCGAGTTGACCATTCCCACCAGCGCCTGCTTCATCAGTATTTGGGTAAGCATGGACATAATTGATCGCGTAAAATCTGACCAGCTTGCTTTACCGTTAGTGAGCATTGCTGCCATGTTTTCACTGATACCGTCAAACGCGGTGGAGGCTAATGATTCCATCTGGCCGTACGCGTCAGAAGCTGAATCAACATAGTTAGCCCATGCGGTTCGTGCCCCTGCCTGCCAGTTACCGCGTAACTCATCCTGAGCCGCGTAAAAATTCCTGAGCGACTCCAGTTCCTGCCGGTACCCTTCGTCCGTTTCCGTGCCTCCTGCATTCTTCCAGCCCTGCAGCAGTTGTGCTTCGTCCAGACGGCGCTGTGTTTTACGGCTACTCATCCCGGTACTTTCCGTCAGTGCCCGGGTTTTTTCACCCATCTGCGTCGAATACTTCAGTGACCTGTCCTGTAGATCATTCAGCCGCTCCTGAATTAACTTTTCATCACCAAGGCGGGCGTTTATTTCCGCCTGGGCAAGAATTTTATTCTTATTGCTGAGAAGTGATTTTTCATCGGCACTTAATGCTCGGTTTTTCGCGGCGTTCTCCAGCACGGTAAACCTGGCCTGCTCTTTCCATAGGTTTTTCCGTTCCTGACTGATGCTGTCATTCAGACCGCGGTGCTGGCGCAATACCTCCAGTTGCGCCTGAAGTTCAAGTGTTTGCGCGCTGATCGAATCTGATGCCTTAACGCCACCAGGCGTGGTGGTTTTGGCGGGCTTTTTAAGCGAACTTTCGTATTCCTTTTTCGCTGCGGCCATCAGGGTGTTGTAGCTTCCCTGAAGGATGCGCCCTTCCTGCAGGGCCTTGTTCAGTTCCTTTTGTTTACTGGTGTATTTTTCCAGAGCTGTCTGCGACTTTTCATATGCGGCCTGCGCCTGAGCAGCATATTTCAGTCTGTCCCGCTCAGCAATTGACTGGGCTTCAGCGCCTTCTGCGGAAACAGTCTGCATATCGGCCTGCAGTTGCGCCGCCTGAAGACTGATTCGGGTGCGGTCCAGCACTTTCTGATACTGATTGCGCATCGCGTCAGACACGCCCGGTCCGGTCGCGAATTTATTGAAGTTGTTCTGGGCGATATCGAACTGCTGCTGCGCCTTTTTCAGCAGCTCTGCACCGGTATCAGGGCGACCGATATCAAGGATTTTGTCCCACATCGACTTAAAGGCGTCGCCGACTGTGTTTGCCGCACGCTCCAGCGTGCCCATATTGCCTTCAATGGCACGGGTCTGGCGTTCAAAACCTTCAGTCGCCGCGTCGTTTGCCGCTTTCAGTGCGCCTGCCGCATCGCCGGAGCGCTGGAGCTGTGCCACATGCTCAATCTGTTCAGCCGTCACGTTATGAAACTGCTGCGCCATGGCAATCAGGCCGGATGTGGGATCGCTGGTCAGTTTTCCGAACGCCCTGGCCACATCCTCAATCTCAAGACCGCTTTTGTCCGCGAACTCAGTAATGCTCACCGAAAGACGCTCGAAATTAGCGCCTGCAGCAACACCTGCATTTACCAGCGCCGTTAACGTCCCGGCGGCAGCCGAGAAGGTAATCCCGGCGCTGGCGGCGGCTTTACTCACCATCAGCATTCTTTCGGCAGTCAGGCCAGCAGTATTGCCGGAAAGCACCAGTGTTTTATTGAAATCGGAGAGCTGTGAATTACTGCGGTACCAGGAATACAGCATCAGCCCGGCGGTAACCGCAACAGCGGCCAGCGCCACATTAAACGGCGTGATAAATCCGCGTGCCCGGCCAAGATTCTCTGCAGCATCGGAGGCGTTATTAAAACTCTCCGCAAGTTCACCCGCGCTGTCGCTCGCTTCATCCGTGGATTTCTGCACATCACCACTAAAGCCGAAGAGCGCATCGCGCAGCGCCTGAAACATCGGCCCGAAGCCGCCGAAGCTGTCTTTCACCTGCCCGCCCTGCTGGAGCAGGATGAGGAACGGAGACTGCCCACCGGCCAGCTGCGTGGCAATATCGGTAAACTGAGCAGGCAGCATGCGTACAGCATTACTGTACGCGCCCACTGACATCCCTGCACGGCGGGCTGCGGCTTCCTGCCGGTTAAACGCCCGGTCCACCTGGTCGGCGGCAGCGGTTGCAGCCTTACCCAGTTCGCTGAGTTTCTTTCCGCTGTAAGCCAGTTGCTCATTAAATTTTGGCGAATTCAGATCGAGATTAACGATCAGGTCACCCACCGGCTGGGCCATAGCGCACTCCTCCTAGACTTTCAGCAACGGACATCATGGTGTTGTCATCCTGTTCGGTAACCAAATCAGGGGGATTAAGAAGACTGAAGCTGGCGGGAGTCAGCTCCGTGTCCTTACACATGATGGAAATAATAAGATGGCTCAGGCGGGAAAAATGAACATCCTGCAGATCGTTTTCGAAATACTGTTCGCGGTAAAAACGCCCCCACTCAGCCAGTTCTGAAGATGACATGCCGGCAAGCATCTGGCGCCAGTCCGGGCGTCGAAATTCCCTCGCCAGCTTCATGACAAAATTCAGCTCGCCGGCGAGGACTTTTCCGCATCGGGCGCTTCGGCTTCTTCCTGATCCCCGGCATTGTCTGGCGAGGCCTCCGGCAACATATCAGACAGCACCTTCACGAACCGATCAGCAGCCCCAATCATGTTGATCGGCCAGCCGGACAGAATGTCCTGATGCAGTTTTTCAACATCGCCTTTAGCGGGGTCGGCCTGCCAGAGCGACATCGCAACCAGTCGGGCGCCGAGGCGAATATTTTGCTCCACCAGCAGCGGGTAAAGCGTTTTCTCGTCAGCATCTTCCGGCAGTTCTTTTTCTGCTCCGGCAATAAACTGCAGGTGCTCAATACGCTGTAAGGCAGAAAGTTCGAAAAGCGTAATTTTCTCTTCACCATACTCAAAGAGACCGGATTTCAGGTATTTAGACATTTTTACTCCGTAAAGGGGCTTTCGCCCCTCAGGGTTCAGGAAACGGTAACTTTACAGATCGCAATGAACTGACCGTCACTGGTCATCACCACGATGTCCGCCTGGCCGGCGGCCACGCCCTTAACGGTCAGGACATTGCCGGCCACAGTTACAGTCGCTTTCGAACGGTCGGAAGACGACGCCAGGAAAGTTTTATCCGTGGCGCCAGACGGGTTAACCGTGACATTCAGTGAATCGGAAGCATTGACCGCCAGTGCAAGTGCGGTTTTGCTCAGCGTCACGCCGGTCACCTGAGTAACGGGTGTTCGGGTCTCTTCCGCCAGGCTTGGCTTGCCGTTGTTACTGATCTTCACGCTGCGGGTGATCACTTCTTTTGCCGGAATGGTTTTACCCAGGCTGCTGATCCAGCCTTTAAACACGTCAACCGTACCGTTGGGGAATTTAATTTTGTAGGCGCGCACATCGCCTGCATAGAACCAGTCAACCAGCCCCTGCTGCCCGGATTCACCCGGCTTCCAGGCCAGCACAAAGCTGGTTTCGCCAGCGGACTTTTCACCCTGTGCGGTGTTCGTCCAGTCAGCGTTGGGATCGTCAAGATAAGTATCGTCATAAGACTCCGCCGTCAGTTCCCCCGGCGTCAGTTCTTTAACCTTTGCCGTGCGCGTCCAGTCCGTGTCAGAAAGCGGGTTCGCATAGGGATCGCCGGAACCGGTGTACACCCAGAACGTGGTGCCGGCGCCCTTAACGGGCTCAAGAGGGTTTGGTGTTGGCATAATTTCCTCACATCACATAAGAGACAGAATATTGCAGGTCCGCCGAGCCCCACGTCGCCAGTTCGTCATCGCGCTGGTAGTCGTAGCCCCGGGCAGACATGGTTTCGAGAACGCCGGAAAGCGTGGGAATGCTGGCCATGACCGGATAAATGTTGTTTTCCATCCATTCATCCAGCGCCGAATCGGTGTCATCCCCTTTCAGAAAAACTTCGATATGCAACGTCGCTCGCCACATATCTTCGTCAACGGATTCGTCGGAAGACTCGGCGTCTGTGAGATACACAGCCACCGCCGGCAGATCCTGCGCGTCCAGTACGGACGGACGGCCATCAAACCAGGTCACAGCCTGAGCATTACCCGCCTTCAGGGCGTCAAGCACAGCTTTACGAATCAAAGGGTGTTTCATCTGGTGACTATCAGCCTCAGTTGGTTGCGAAGCGCGGCGGCCATCTCTTTAGCCAAATCGGTTTCGGTCAGCCGCTTACTTTCTTCCTTAAACGCCGTGGTTAAGGGTACTGCCAGCGGGATACTCACCACCTCAACCGGATATCGCGCCCGGGTGGTGCGGCGAAGCACATGCCAGCGCCCGTTTTTCAGTTGCTGAATGAAAACGCCGGGAAAGGAAAGCTTACCGATGCGCAGTACACTGCCGGCACCGGATACGTCACGCCTGCGGCGGGAAAGCCTGACGCTGGCGACGCCCAGTTTGATGGCGGGAAGATTTCCGCGGTTGACCCGGATAGTCGCCAGCGGTTTACGGACGGTGGCTTTCTTCAGGCGGGCACGCTGATTAACCAGCTTCCTGGGTACTTTCGTCTGTCCTGCAACACGCCGGGTGCTGTGGCTGACTGCCCGCACGGCCACGCGGTTAACAGCCTGAGAGGATGCACGCGGTACCGCGGTTTTACTGATGCTTTCAAGATTGGCGATGGCCTGCTCCAGTCCTTTGATGGACATGCTGCCCCCTTATTCAATCCAGATTTGCGGCTTTCCGTTGAACGTTTGCTGACGGGTAATTTTGTACGTCTCACCTTTCCAGATGACGACATCATGCCGGCGCGGTTTCAGTGAATCCGAAAACACAACGAGGGACAGACCCTCACCGGCCAACGGTCCCATTTCAGCCACAAACTGGCTTTCGATGGCGTCATACCCGGTGCCATTAATCAGCACACGCTCTCCCATCTGCCGGACAGTGGCGGCGTCCATGCGCGCCACCATTTGCCGGAAGCGGTTAGCCATTCAGCCTTACCGCGACTGAAGTGGCATTCGCGCCGGCAGCTTCCCACGCTTTGCCGGCCGGTACCGCTCCGGTCGCATCCAGCTGGATTTTTCCGCCTTTGATATAAACCGCCTTACCCTGGGCGATATCATCTGCGGCCAGTTTTGGCAGGATCACGACGCCGGTCGTGCGTCCATCGCCGGTTTCACCGGGTGCGATATCAACGATTGCCACTGCGACAACGTCACTGATTACAACGGGTGCGCCACTGAGGATTGCGGAAGCGCCACTGTTAGTGATGGCGATGGTATTGCCATCCTGAAGATAATTTTTCATGCAAATCTCCACGGCCCCTGGCGGAGCCGAATTTCAGACACAAAAAAAGCCCTGACGGGCCACGGGAACTACAGGGGTGAGATTATTTCCCGGTGGATTTGACCAGACCGCGGTAATCAAGCGGCGCCACACCCGCGTCGATACGCACTTTGGTGGCCACACCGTCTGTGGTGAAACCCTCCTGCTGATCGATGTACGGCGTATCGACGCCGTTCAGGTAGGCAACCTCGATGGTGTCGCTGCCTTTCCGGGCGGCCAGGTACCAAGCAGCCGGGTCAGCATCATCAAGACGGGGCTCAGAAATGATTTCTGCAAAGTTCCGGATCGGGTTTTCGATACCGGCGTTGACGTCAGCACCCTTCACGCTGGCAGACTTGATGGTCTGGCTGGCTAAAGTTTCCAGCACCGTCGGTACCAGGACGTAAGCCGGGCGAATGTTAAGCGAGCGCTCCCCTTCTTTCTGAACACGCATCAGCTGGCGCGCCTTATCAAGGCTGGTGACATCGATAGCGCCGTTCGAGAGGTTTTTGTGATCGGCACTGAACAGCGCCTTACCGTCTGACAGTTTCGGGTTTTCAATCAGTACCGCATAAACCAGATCGCCGATGGTGGCCTTCGCAGCACGCCCCATTTTGGTGGGGACATCAGTCAGCTGGTTCAGATCATCATTGATGATGGCCTGGCGGGTAATGGAGAAAATCTCACCGTAGGTCGCCAGCGCGATGGTCTCGCCTTTATCACCGGTGGTCACGTACTTATATTCAGCACCTTCGCGAACCTGACGCAGTGACGGGAAGCCTCCCATACCAACACGGTGCGCGGTCTTGAAGTCGCTCAGGCTGCCTTTCTTGGTCCACAGCTCAAAGGTTTCCTCGGCCTCTTCCCAGCCCTGCAGTAGTGCTTTATTGGCAACGTCCAGCAGGATATTACCGAAATCAGAGGTGCTGTGCGTCAGCGCGAAGCCGACCATCTGCATCGGGTTATAACTTGCCACGCCGATACCGCGTTCTGTCAGGGACATACGCGCATACTCACGCAGGGTCATGCCGTTGTAGACGTTATCGCGTACCACATCTTCATAGCCGGCACGGGCCATCAGCGCCTGGCGAATACCGTCGCCCACGATATTCCCGTTACTCGCATAGATGTGGGTGGTGCTGGTTTTGTTGGAAGGGGTCGCTGTTTTGCCGAGCTCCGCCAGCAGCTTGTCCTTGGCCTGCTCAACGGTGCAGTCCAGATCGGCAATACACTGCGCCTGCAGATCCTGGTGGCGGTTGCCGAACATGGCAAACAGATCATTAATGCCGTTGAGCCGTTCACGCTGTTCTGCAATCACCTGGGCACGGATGGCGTCAGCGTTTACCGGATCCTGCGGCGTATCCTGCGGCGCGGGGTTTTGCGGATCGCGGGTGGCGGTGTTGCGCGGCGGGGTGACCATATTACGAATGCTTTTTGGCATCTTCTCAAATTCCTCAATACGTTTTGAATGGATACAGGCCATCGCCTGCAGTGACGGGGTCACCTGGTCGGCAAAACCCTGAGCCAGGCACTCTTCGCCGGTAAGCCAGGTTTCGTCTTCCAGCATGGCGGCAATCTCATCATGAGATTTGCCTGTTTTGGCCGCGTAGGCCGGGATAAGAACACTTTCGACTTTGTCGAGCAGGTCGGCATAGTCGCGCATGTCATCTGCATCGCCGCCCGCGAAACCCCATGGCTTATGGATCATGAGCATGGTGTTTTCCGGCATAATGACCGGGTTACCGACCATCGCGATGACCGAGGCCATTGACGCAGCCAGGCCATCGATATAAACGGTGATGGCGGCGCCGTGGAACTTCAGGGCATTAAAAATGGCGATGCCGTCGAAGACATCGCCACCCGGCGAGTTAATGTGCAGTTTGATGTGGGTGATATCACCCAGGGCTTTAAGGTTGGCCACAAACTGTTTTGCCGTTACCCCCCAGTAGCCAATTTCATCGTAGATGTAGATCTCGGCCTCGCTGTCGGCGCTGGCCTGCATACGGAACCAGCTATTTTTTACGCTGGCTTTCGGGCGGTTCATTACCCGGTTTAGTTTCCTGGACACTGGTGTCTCCTTTGTCATTTGCCGGGTCTGTGTCGAACACCAGCCCCTGTTTGCGGTTTTCATCAACCTCTGCTTTGCGGCGGCGTTTTACGTCATCCGGATTGGCACCGCGCGCGCGCACCCATTCGCTTTCCGTGGCCGCGCCACCGCGTAACAGCAGCTTCCACGCCGTCGCCTCTTTCACCGGATCAATCCACGGCATGACCGGCCCCGAATACACCGCGTTAAAAAGCGAAGCCTTATCCATACCGCGTGGCAGCTGGATTTCTCCTGAGGCGACAGCCATCTTCAGCCATGCGCGGTACATCGGGCGGGTGATTGCGGCAATAAACGCGTCCTGGAGAATGAGGTAACCTTCAGTTGACTCCACCAGCTCCTGGCGCTGGGCGCTGTAGGTACCGTCATAATTCCGGGCGATGCTGGAGAAGCTGCCGCGGGAACCCGCAGCAACCGCACGCAGCTGGCCGTTGCGGAAGGTTTCGAGGTTGGGATTGGGCCGGTCGGATTTGATCATCCCGATATCTTCACCGGGACGCAGATCGTCAAACAGCATGCCGGGTTCGATATTAAGCTCGCGTGACCCGCTGTCAGCATCGTCAGGATAGGACTGGCCGTCCCCTTTTTTGATGAACATGCCCAGCGCGGCAGCGATACGCGCTGCGGTCAGTTCGGCGTCCTCGTATTCCTTCAGTGCAGACAGGCGCATCATCACACCCGCCAGCAGGGAGTTACCGCGTAACTGGTGCAGGCGGCGCATGAACTTCAGATGCAGCATGTTTTCAGCGACAATATCTTTGGTTTCGCCCAGCATCATCCCTTCAGCGGGCATGTTGCGGTACACCAGATATTTCACCGGACGCCCCCAGTCGTTCAGATAGATGCCCTGGCTGAGTTTCTGGCTGGGATCGTTTTTTTCCAGCGGGACGAAATCCGGCTCCAGCGCCTCGAGCCAGAACGGGATGCCCGCCACCGGTGACAGACCGTTTCCTGTACCGCTTACCAGCTGGGCAAAGACTTCACCATCACGCAGCCAGGTTCGCGCCATCAGGCGCTCAAGCACAGGCCGCGTAAACTGCCCGGTTACGTCCGGAGAAACCGACCATTCCGCCCATTTTGCACGGATTTGTGTGGCAAGCGCGTCAGCCAGCTGACCGTTTGCCAGCAGCGGTTGGGGCTCCACAATGATGCCTTTCGCGCCGACGATACGCTCTTCCAGCTTGTCGAGTACGCCAATCACCAGATCGTGATTGCAGTCCAGCCAGCGCGCCTGCTCGCGCAGGGAGCGACCACCGAACTGGGTTAACTGGTTGGCGGTGCGGTTTTCGCGGCGGGCGCGGTGAGTACGCGTCGGCATAACCGCTTCATATGCCTGAATCACCATCCGGGAACGCAGCCGCGCCGCTTTCCAGCCCGGTGAGAACAGGCCAATTGCATTATCCAGCAGGCTCATCGCGGAAACCTCGCCAGTTTAAATCCACCGGAACCGCGTCCCGCTGCAGCGGCAGTCGCCGATGCCAGTTTTCGCTCCCACTCCTGGCGGCCTTTACGGATTTCACTGAGGTTTTCCATGGTCATCTGCTGGCCATTAAAGGTGATGGATTTCCCCTGCAGCACGGTTAGCTCCGCCTCGGTGTAGCGGTCGACCATATTCTGGATATCGTTAAGCGTCACACCCAGCCTCCTGATGTTGATGGTGCCCAAACCGAGTCACGGGAGGGTGACTTAGCCTTCGGCTGAGATACTGCCGGTACCGGCTTAGTAACAGCCTCCACAGCTGCCGGGCCATCTGCCATTTCAGCCACAACCCATGAGTCGCGGCGCGCCCATTCCGGCGCATCAGGCCATTTAATCTTTTCGTAACCATGCAGAATGACCAGCGCATGCGCATACACCATAAGGTCAAACGCCTCATTAGCGCCCTTACCGGGCTTCGTCCATTTACCATCAGGGGAACGCTCCTCATAGGTCAGTTCGTCGTAGAACCACTCCCCCAGCCAGTCGGGGAAATGAACATAGTTCGGCCCGGGAACATCACGCCAAAGGGCGTTGTTGATCCGGTCCTTCAGTGCGTTGGTTTGCAGAAGATAAAGAGGAACGTCACCTGCCGCCTTTGCGCGGCGGGAGGAGCGCCCGGTGTTATCGGGATACGTTCGGGTGATGAGTTTTGCACGTGTCTGACTGTCACCCTTGAACAGCCAGACTTTGCGCTGCAGACCGTCACGGCGACAGCGCCGCCAGAATTCATAAGCGTTATCCGTCACCCCGTCTTCACCGCCGGAGTCCACCGCCATCGCCATCAGACCCATGCGCTTTCCGGGCTCGCCTTCTATCGCCCAGGTTTTCTCCAGCACATCCGTGCGCAGCAGTTCCCAGTCTTCCGGGTAGCTTGCCGGATCGATGTGAAAACTTTCGCCGTCGGCGTTCGTACGCAGGGACTGAAGGATGTTGTAGCGGTCCACTATCCACCGCTCACCCTGTGCGCCGTAACCCACGACCTGAACAACAAAACGGCGGTTGCGTCCGCCCTGCACATCAACCGTGGCCACAAGAAACTGAACACCGGCAGGCACCCGGCGTTTTTCCACCGGCTCGGCGCGCTGTTGCAGCGCTTCACCCTTACGCTGGTTAAGACCGGATCGCGGAAGGTAAGGAAGCCCCCAGTCGGTATTGATAACCGTCTTGAGTGTTTCTTCACTGCCCGTAACCTCGTAGTCCTGCTCAGCCGTCAGCAGCTTGTAAACCAGTTGTGCCCAGGTCTGATATGCCGCGGCAGGCCCCTCCATCCAGAACGAGGCGATGCGGGAACGCCGCGCCTCGCCGGTGACAGTGCCGTCGCGATCAATGTGCTGCCCTTCGCGCAGCCAGACCCCTTTCAGGTTGAGCGTACGCTTCATGTCCGCGGTGATTTTCCCGTTGCATGACGGGCAGCAGATATGCGCGGCTTCGCTGGCTTTAACGGTGTCACTGATTTCACGATAGCCGGTCATGGCATGCATTTCCGGCTGGAAATATTCGCCGCAATGCGGGCACGGCCAGTACCAGCGGCGGCGATCGCCACGGTTATAGAGCGCCAGAATGCCGGTAGTTGGCGGCGCTTCATGGGGCGACGTGCGCCGCCATTTGGTATCAATGATGTCCCGCCCGGGAGAGCTTTCCACAAGCGTCATACCCGAGGACATAAAGGTGGTGGTACGTTTTGAGGCAAGCGAAAAGGCATCACCTTCCCCGTCGATATCCTCGGGGAAACGATCATAATCAGTCAGCGCAACGCACTTGTAATCCGAGGAGGACATGATGTTCACTGACGGCCAGCCGATCTTTAGGTAGTTACCTGCCCGGAACGTGCGATCGTGAACGTTATTATCGTTACGCCGTGGACTGAGCCGGCTCTTTACCTCAGGACTACAGCGAAAGGTACGGTCAAGACGCTTTTTCGAGTGTTCGCGCGCCTTCTCCTCCGTCATCTGTATGATCAGCATATCGGAGGGGTCACAAACCACGTTGTAAACCACCCACCCGTCAATCAGGCCAATAGTTTTCCCGGTTCGTGCAGGGCCAACAAACACGACGGCATCATATTCACGTGACGCCAGGCAGTTCATTGGCTCTATAACATAGGGGGCAAGGTTCGGGTCCCACGGTACCGAGTTTCCTGCGCCCATAGGGACACGCATATATTTACTGACCGCCTCGGCCACCAGCATGCGTCGCGGGGCTCGAAGAATTCCAGGCATATCCCTGCGGATACCCCTTGCGGATGCCCGCTTCGCCATCAGTCCTCCTCAGGCTGGTCCTCCTCCGGTTCGGCGTCCAGAACCCTCTGGGCTATCTGGTCGCGTAGATCATCAATAACGCTCTGCACACGGGCGACAGCTGCGGGCGATAAGGCACAGTCACGCTCCAGAATGTCGGGTAACGTTTCCAGAACCTGCACCACGGCCTTTGACATGACAGCAAATTCCCGGGCGACCTGCTCCGCCGGAATGAGCTGCCCCGTTTCCTGCTCGAACTTGATCCGTTCGTTCTCAGCTTTCCAGTGAGCCAGCCTGTCAGAGGGTTGCATGTCATCCACAGTGGCGGAAACCGTGGGCACCATAAGTTCCGTCAGGATGTCGGTGACCAGAAAAAGTTTCAGCTTGCTGTTACTGCCAGGGGCTGGCTCGACGTTTTTAAGCCTGGCGGCTACCGTCTGACGATGCACATTCGTGATCCCGGCGAGCTGGTTGATGTTGAGCTTCAGGGAAGCGATTTCCTGGTCCATGATGGTGAGCGCTTTTTAACCGTTTCGACATCTTTGCAAATCGCCACCGCGAAAAATCAGCGACTTGCGCACATGATGATGATGACCACAGATCTCAAAAACCAGCCGTTTTCCGCGTGCCCGCCGCCTCGTGGCTAAGCCCCCCTCCGGGAGGACCCGCTATGATGAGATATATTCTCATTTGCATTTGAGCAGCACTTCATTTAGCCGTCCAGATGTCTTTCATGGGCGATTAAGGGCGAACTAATCAGCGTCCGCAATTGAAAAGCAATCCACCCGGTTTCAGCGCGTTGCGGATGGTATCGTTTAGCGCCTGCTCGATTCCCTTCTGAACGCTAATCACAGTTGAAGCGTGAGCAGCTGATTGCGCATTCACTTGTTCCACCAGCGACCGGAACACTTCACTGTTACGCACCGCATCAATAACGGCTTCACGCATATCATCAGATAGACGGTATTTGGTATCACTGCTGCCAACAGCATGCTTAGCAGAAATTACGTTAGGGCCGGGGAAGCCGCCAAAAGGAAGAGGCTCGCCATGAAACTTGTATGCAGTGGTCTTTAGCGATACAGGATCGTGCTCATCAGCTACTTTCATCAGGCGGTCGTCTGACTTGCCTGCGAGTTGCCCGGACACGATTACGGTGCCTATTTTGACGTTGTAAATGGCGCAGCCCTGAATATAAGCATCGTTGATAAAGTTCTGGCTTACCCGTTCAGCGTCGACCTGTAATGAATCAGGCTCACCAACAATATGCGCCTCTCCTGATTTATTGAGGTGCCAGCCATCACCTGATGCAATTACCTCTTCTGACTTCAGGCGTACTCGGCTGGTGCCATTTCGGATACCGTAACGGTCCACCGTTTCTACCACCAGCTGGTAACCCTCTGGCTTGATAACTGTGACCGAATGGTCATAACCACTTGTCGTCATTCCTGCGAAGTCGCGACGACCAACAAGCAACCTTTCATTCCCTTTAACGGCAATTACATGTGCAGTGATGTGCTCGCCTGACATAGATGTTGAACCATCGTTACTATGAGACGGCATGCCTAATGCCGGAACGCTGAGGACGATTTTCGTCATACGGAAAGTATTGCTCATTTGTCGTTTCCTTTTAGGCGTGAGCCTGTCGCACGGCAAAGCCGCCGAAAGTTAACGGCTTGCCCAGGCTCACAGCTGAAAGACTTTCTTTGATGTGCGCGTACGAGGCGCATAAAAAAACCAGCATAAGCTGGTGGTTTGTTTTACCTGATATGGGAGTTAATCAAAGCTCACCCTGTTGATGAGATATTTCCCATACAAGATATTTACGGTGAATTTAAATTAGTAGCGTAACGAAAATGCATTTGCATGCTCTAAGCAACAGACTGGATTTCATGTTGCTTAGAGTTTTTTCTTTTAATCACTGCTATTCAGCATCGTATTCTGTAACAGCCTTCTACAAAACCTATAACTGGTACGCCGCCAGTTTCAGATAGGCGGCAAGCGCCTTTGCGGACGAAACATAACTGACTGATGCAACATGGACTGCAGTCACTTTCCCGTTAGGTAACGTAAAAATTGCAATCCTGACAGGAAGCTTCAATACATTACCCTTCGCACATACATATGTCATCCACTCTGTACCGGCAGGCAGTTGAGTCAGCTCGACTGGTTTTTTTCCTATAAAAAGTATAACGTTCACCATGATTGTTCTCCCTGTATGCCGCGCGAACAGCTTATATGAAACCAGCTGATCGCACCCTGTACAAACGAAACATGGTAAAGATTAGGCTAAAAATTTAAATTTGTTCCGGCAGATCCACACCTGTCTGTCTGGTTCAGAGCGCGAAGTGGCAGGTTCCGCCAGGATAACTCCTCAACTTAACTTACTGACTTGCAACGTTTACAACAGGAGCCATACTGATAATGCCTGCCGAACCGGGAAGCCATATCCGTGGCTGCCCTTGTTCTTTGAGAAGATGATGTGTTTGCACTATCTCCTTCGCCTCCTGTTGGAGGCTTTTTTTTATATTTTTTTGCTGCGTTGATGTTGTGAGGCACCAGCCAGCCTTTGCATAAACTGCACTGCTGACCGTAAATAACCCGACCGGGTGCTTCCTTTAAAGTATTTCTTGCAGGCTGGTGCAATATAGATATATTTCACGATCCCTGAACCAGAAAGGCATTTTATATGAAACACTTAATCGCTGATTTAATCGAAAAGATTGCTGATCAGGAAGCATCCAAAAAAGAATCCCTTGCCCGGCTGGATGCCCTGAAAATTGTTGTCACGGCTTTGTTCGCTAAGCTTGACTCGCAAACAAAAGATGCCATTCGGGAACACATCACCGATGCCTTTGAGAAATTAGCTGAGGAAAATTCGTCAGACCTGGCCGATCTGGAACGACTAAAAGAAGCCACATCTGACTTACTGAGCCGAAAAATAGTTCTGCCGTCGTTCCCTGCCGAAACGGTGAGCTCACGGGATTCCCGCTGATAAAGCACGGTAAACTCTTTTTTAATTCAGACACTGCGCCCTGATGTAATCCTGCAAATACTTCAGGGCTTTCTGGTCGCGGATGATTCCGGATCGGATACTGAGAACGTTTCGTCCAGCAAGGTCAGAGAGTTCGACGGTTCCTGCATCGCCCACGCTGCCGGTGGAGGTGGTGTAATCCTGAGCGGGACACTTCCCTTTGACGAGCACCCGGCCACCATTATCAAGCCTGCGCTGCAGAGCATCATTTTCAGCTTTTGCATCGGCTAACTCCTTCGTGTATTTAGCGTCCAGCTCTGCAACATCGCGCTGCCGCACCTGCATGTCGTTAATGGTGGCGTTCGCCAGACTGAGCGCCTGCATTTTCTCGTCCCGCTGCTTTTTGTACTCAATGGCGTTTTCACGGTACCGGTTAACCAGAATGGCCAGTACGACAACCAACACCAGCACCACCAGCGGAAACCAGTACTTCTTCAGCAGCGCCTGGATCATAACAATGCCGCCCGCGCACGGTTGTAACGTTGCCTGCGGTCTTCAATGCCGTTCTGACCGCCGTTGATAATCTGTGTAACCCGAGCCAGATCCCCGGAATAAAGCAGACAACCGCTGGTGGCATAAAACCATGCCGCCGAACGTGCCGCATTGAGGTCCTGCTCCAGTTGCTCAGGGCTGGTGACCAGATCGAGTTTCAGCGCGGCGCCGCAGCGTCGGTAATTATCCTGACCGGTGATCTGAATCAGGCCGCGACCACGATATTTCCAGCCGTCACCCGGGGCTTTGTTGCCCAGACGTTTGCTGTACACAAGATTTGCGATGGCACGCTGGCGCTCCAGAGGTAACACCTTTTCATACGAGCGACGACCCAGCGCATTAGCCTGGTCCTGAGTAAGTCGACCAGCGCGAACGAAATCAGACAGGCCTGCCACGCTGTAATTCATGCTCTCCACCAGCCGGGTGAAGCCAACGGATTCATGCCCGGTCTGCGCAATAAACATCGCCTGGTCAGTCGGTGCAGTGATACCGAATTCCTTCATTGCCGCATCGATGTGTTGAAACCAGCGCGCAGCTAATCCGGCGCTTATACCAGCCGCCAGCTGAAATTGTGATTGTTTCATTCAGACCTCAGGACATAGAAGAGCCGCGCCACATTCCCCCGTGCCCTGAACACGGCGGCGCAGATAATCAGGTTGATTGTCACGGTTGCCCAGTGGGTATGCAGGTAGGAGTCAAACAGGTACCGGAACGGCACCGATGCATACGCCAGGATAATCAGATAGGCCAGCCATGAAGCCCACGGGTTATGTCGCCCGCCAGGCTTACGGAACATCATCAGGCGCAAAACAATGGCGGCACAGGCCACCACGTTCGTCACCACCAGCGGATCGTTAGTTACCATTGGTTCCCCCTCTCCAGCGTGCGAGCAGCTTTAGCGGGTCCTGTTCACTGAAAAACGTCAGCGTCTTGATTGCCACGGCAGACAAAATCACAGCGCCGAGCGCATCCAGTGGCTTATCTGCGTAGCCCGTCATTTTTGCCAGCCACGAACCCACCAGCCCGGAGCCATAGACGCCAGCAAAATATGACACGACGAAATACGCGGAACGGCGAAAAATCGTCAGGTCGGCAGCGGTGGCCACATAGAACACCGCCCCGGCAAACGCGCCGAACACCACGCCGTAATCAGTGCCGGTAAGCAGTCCATAAATGCTGGCGCCAGTCAGCGCGCTACCGGCGGCTACGGTACCGGAAAAAGGTTCGGACATTACGCCCCCTCTTGTGTGTGAGTCCTCTCAGAAGTGAGGGGAAATAAAAAAGGCCCACCGAAGTGAGCCTTGATGCAGATACAATCCTGCTGCGTTGGCGTTGGTATAAGGCATGAGCCGATTGATAAGGATATTCGGCTCATAAAGTGAGCCAAATTAAACCATGAATATAAAAAAAGCCGCCCTTAGGCAGCTTTGAGGTTTTGAGTGAGCTGGATATTTTCAGCTTGCCCTTTAAATCAGCGTTTTCATCCTTCAGGCGATCTACTTTGTCTTTCAACTTTTCAATCTCTTTCTCGGCGTTATCACGGTCACGCTGAAGACCAGTGATCCTTTCTTCCTGCCGGGCCTGAACTTCTTTGATGGTATTCACACTAGCCTCAGTCGAGTCGATAGTATCAACGAGTCGAACTGCAAAAAAGCTTACAATTCCGATGGTTAAAGCCACCATTCCCGTGAGAATCCACACCTTTACACCAGAAGCAGTATCACTTGAAGAACTTATAGAGTTATACCTTATGCCAGTTAATTAAACCCAACGTGCAGCCGCATCGTCAGAACCAAAGGGATTTTAACTGGATAAGGGTTAGGAAAGCTTTAAAAAACAGGAAGTGTGAGTGCGTTTGATTATTTAATGAGCGAAAGCAGCCAAAACCCCCAAGCGGGGATGATGAGAAAGGTCATTGTATAAACGACAGCGGGCTGAATTTTGTTCAAATTAAAATCCTTAGCAGGGCTTAATGCGTCCTACAAATCCAAACTACCGAAAGAAAGGATAGCGCACAAGGGGTTTAGCTCTACTTTTTTTTATCAAATTAGTTTCGAAATCATTCTTCGATGGCGCGGCATTATACGTACAAAAATGAAGTTATCAACATGAATTAAAGATTATTGATAGCAAAAAGTGCTCTACCAATACCCTGCGCAGGGAAATTGCAAGCAAAAAAACCCGCGCTATGGCGGGTTTTTTAACGGTGAACACTCAATGCCCATCGTTGGAAAAATCATACCCATATTTTTTGAAAATAGCAAGCATCATGCCGCCATTTTCATTTAAAATGGTGCTATCGTGTGACTTCTATCAGTTTTAGCTCAGCGTAGGTTTCTTCCTGCCAGCACTTCATTACCAGTTTATTGATCACATCGGCGTACCCGTTGTACCACTGGTAATCTGTCATATCCGGTACCAAGCAAGCTACCCGGGCGCGCGCCAGCGTGGTCGGGAGTCGACTGAAGCCTTTGCCATTGCAGCGATCACATACTTTCTGAACCGGTACCCCGTGTAAAAGGCTTCGCTTTTTATCGATTGCTATTCCACGCCCTGAACAGTCGCGGCATGCGGTGCTAATCTGGCCCTTTCCTGCGCAGTGTTTACAAAGCTCCTCTACCTCTTCCCTCTGTACTGTCGCTTCAATACCTTTCACTCCAGGGTGCTTGACCACTTCGCGCATGATGCGGATCACACCTTTCCCTTTACAATGCTCGCACTCACAACTGCTGGCCGCTGAACGGGCATAGTCGCTATAAGCAAACTGAGCCAGGCAGCGAGCCATCTCGGTACGCGCTTCATCGCTCAGCTTCTTCATAGCCGGGTTCCGGAGCGCCAGCGCGTAATTCATCAGCCCTTCGATTGCTGGCTGCGGATCCTGAATGCCCATCTTCGCCAGGAACAGGTTAAACCCTAACGGGGCCTCGGCCTGCACCATGCCCTGGGCAGCCATAACATCGGTAATGGTTAACGCGTCACCGCCGGTGGCGGGTGTTTCGTCATTCAGTTTCGGTGATTTAGGTGAATAGTATTTTGGTAATGATTCCAGATTCATCGCGGTCTCCACTCCGTTTACGCCAGCACGCCAATGGCCGCTGCTTTTGATTGAATACGGTTAACCAGTTCAACCTGGCTTCCGTGTTTTTCTTCCCACGCTTTTGGGTCGGCATGTAATGCCCTGTGATCCGCTCTGCACAGCGGAATAACATGTATATCGTGTGCTTTTGTTCCCATACCTCCCTGTCCGTGGCCAATTAAGTGATGCGCATCATCAGCGGGCTTACCACACACGATGCACGGCTGCGTTTTCACCCATTCAATATATTTCGGTAATATCAGACGCTTATGCTTTGGTATCTTCATGTGCGCATTGGGTGTGTCAGGGTCGACGTTCAGCGCCACAACCTGCTTTGCCGATTCCTCAATAATGCTGGTGGCCGGTACCGACGGCATGATGTCCGATTCACGGGTTACCGACTGGATAACCTGCGGCGGCATGCGCATCGCCTGGCGCGCGACTGATTCGGGGATCACATGCGCAAGTTTATTGAGCGTCAGCCACCAGCACAGCTCCGGCAGGGTCACCGCGTGGGAATTATCGAACCCCAGCCCGCGCCGGACCACCGACAATGCCCAGGCTACCAGGTTTGCCCGCGCAATGCCCGCCAGTTCGTCAGTAAAATGCTCCCGCACTTTGTTGTCACAGGACCAGCACAGCCGCAGAGCGCCGGGCTCATGCCGCATAGTCACCAGTTCGTGGTGGTGATAGGTGGCGTGGGGGTACTGGCATCCGTCATCACGCAGCAGCCAGGCTTCCATGCTCGTCAGCCCACCAGCACGCAGTATTACTTCGGGGTGTTCGAAAACAGGCACCATAACCGGATCTTCAGCTAGTGGCTGGCGCGCCGCGGGTATTTCACCTGTCGGCAGGTCAGCCAGTCGATCCGGTTCGTTCTCCAGCAGGATGCGACCACGGCAGAAATGCGGCAGCAGTTCAGGACCGGGTCGGAACACCACCAGTCCGAACTCTTTAATGATCACAGGATTTAATAACGCTCTCACGGCCACCTCAGTGCACGGTATCCAGCAGACGAAACAACTCTGCAGATCGGGATTCAAAGAAGTGCGGCTGTGTTTCGCGAGGATTCGCCGGGCTGGTGATGTTCTTGCCGTACATGCAACCCTTTGCCGTCAGTGACCAGAACTTTTTAACACCACCAACGCCGGATCGGCTCTGGCGCGTTTTCTGTTCAACAATGCCCAGCTTTGCCAGCTGGTGATAAACCTGGTTGGCGGTCAGGCGAATGCTGTTGGCTTTCAGCAACGCGCTGAGAGACTGTGTTGGCCTGCTGCTCCCGTCCTGAGCATCTGCCGGCGCATCGATGGCATACTGCGGTGCCAGGTTCGGCAGCCCCACCGCTTCCTGTAGCTTCTGGCAGGCGCCCAGCACTGAGGAATTCGACAGGTTCAGCTCTTTGCGCATAAAGCCGAGCAGGATCACGCCCGCCTGCATCTTGTCAGCCGCCTGGCTGGGGCTGATTTTCTGGGATTGATTTACCGCCGCATCAAACGTGCGGATCACCTTCAGGTTAAATACGGGGCTGATCCACATGGCATAGGCAAACACCACTTCGCGGGAAACATACGTTCCCTGCGCTGCGCCGCCGCGAATCGATTCAATACAACCGATGCTCACATCTGAGCAACGGTCAATTTCCGCGCAAAGCTCCCGTGTTGACTCCATCCGAAGAAAATTACCCGGTTTGTGCCGTTCCTCTCCACCAGCTGCGTGATGAAGATCGTTCAGGCAATACCGCCCCTGGCTGTCGCGACGCACTGTTACACCATCAATGACCATTAACTGTTGCATGCTGTTCTCCACTGTTCAGGCGGCTGCACCCGCCGGATTGAATGTACTGATTGTGATTTCTACCTTGCCCTTCGGTACCACTGGCCCCCACTCCACCAGCATGCGTTTCACCTGGCTGTCGTCCTCCCAGACGCCCGCATGTGTTAGCGCGTCAAACAGCGCTTTGTTGTAGTTATCCAGATCACGGCGGCGCTGATCCGGAGGGAAAAGGATTATTGCGACCGCCGCGGGTGTGGTTGACGGTTTCGGCAGACGACGCAATTGCTCGATGATGGCAGCACAAGCGTCACTCTGATATTTACGCCCGGCAGCGCTGATAAGGTGGCGACCAGCCAGCGGCCCCCTGTTCGGGGCGCGCCAGTAAGTGTTTACGCTCGGCGGAAATGGCAGGGTCAGCTTCATAGCTCAACCCCACGCATTTCGAGAAAGGCGACGGCATTTTCCCTGGCATGCTCATCGCCCTTAAGCAGCGAACGAACCAGATTAACTGCCTCATCCTCTGCACTCTGACCGTTAACCGAGATACCCCGGGATACTCCCGGATGAATGGTGATGGCACCCTTACGCTGCAGCGCACGAAGATGATCGTTAGCGGCATTCGGCGAACGGCAGCCCATCAGGCCAGCCAGCTCATAAATGGTTGGCGGAAACCCGTGATCGGCGACGTAATCGATAATAAGATCCAGGACTTCCTGCTGGCGTACGGTTAATTTCCTCACGCTGCTTTCTCCTTACTGTCGTTACACAGTTCTGGAAGATTGGCGCGCACCAGCGCCTCAGCGAACGGCGGGGGTACTGCGTTTCCGCACCTGGCGACTTGTTTGTCTTTTGCGTATTTCACTCCGCGATAGTCACGGTCAATGATGTACCAGTCCGGGAAGCCCTGGGCGCGGTACAACTCGTGCGGTTGCAGCATACGCATGCCAATATCAACGATGCGGTAAACGATGCCATTCACGGTTACCAGTCCGTCGTAATCGTCTCCACAGTACTGGCGCAGGAAAGCCAGCACCTGATCCGCTCGCTGCTCGTCGTAAGACTCAACCGCAAGCATGGTTTCGACTTCTCCAACATGCAGGCCACCGGCTGTGATGGTCGGCATCGGCTCGTTTGTACGCTGTCCGTCCCGGCATGTGCCACGCAGTTTCACCAGATGCGAAGTGACAAGACCATGATGATCTGTGGTAGTGACCGTGTGGGCCGGCTCATCCAGCGCTACGCCAGCGCCCTGGTAGTTACCGCCAAAATGTTTAACGAGATTTGCCGCCACCAGTCCGAATTTCCCACCACCAGCCACTACAGTACCCAGCGGCTTATGCAGGCCAGGCACGCGTGGTTCCTGCCCGGGGCGTTCGCCATATCCCATCTGGATCAGGGTCGGCGTTATCAGTTGCGATTTTCCGCCGCCGCCAGCGGTAACCGTGGCGCTCGGTTCGTCAGCCCGGTGGCCGATGCTGGCACCGAACTGACGGGCAATTACTGGCGCAACGACGCATGACCGTGACTCTTTCAGGATGGTATGCGCGGGTTTATCCAGCGGGCGCGGTTTGGCCTGATATTCGCTGCCACCATTACCCGCCAGGAACGGAGTAAGTGCGGCTTCCACCACGCCCAGCGCATGCCCGTTTCCGCCCGGACGTTTTGACGTACCGGCGGTGACCGTGGGCACCGGCTCGGTGACAACCTGCCCGGTCGCGCCGGTACGGAATTTTGTCAGGTGCGGTACCGCGACAGCATAGCCGTGGGTTTTGGTAATGGTCTGTAGCGGATCCGCCAGCGCCTGACCACGGAAACAGTCGTAACTGGTTCGGTTGCTGGTGTGATTACACTTCACGATAAACGGCGACGCATTGTCGATCACGAACCGCTGAATGCCTCGGGCAATTCGTTTGAGGGTGTTTTCCGCCAGCGGCTTTTTACGGTCGAATATGGACGGCGCAGGGATAGACCAGTCGATACATTCCGCCGCCGTCCGCCAGGCTTTCAGCTTACCGTTTTGCACTGCTGGTGATTTAGGATCGCCGTGTGTCGGCTCCGGCCAGCTCACCGGCACGCCGTCGCACCGCATAACCATGAAAAAGCGCTTTCTGATTGTCGGCGCGCCAAAATCACACGCCCGCAGCTCACGGTGATCAACAGAATATCCGAGCCCGGCCACCAGTTGCTGCGCATGCTTGCTGTTGGCAGCAATGCCCAGGAACTCGCAGCACTCTGCCAGCGCCGGATGACCGGTGGGGATACCGCCGGAGAGCATGCCGCAGAATGCTTCGAACGTTTCGCCTGAGCGGGTCGGATCGGGGCGCATTTCTTCCGCAAGCAATGGTCCCCACGTTTTAAACTCTTCGACGTTCTCCAACATCATTACGCGAGGACGAACCGTCAGCGCCCAGCGGATAACAATCCAGGCCAAACCGCGAATTGTTTTTTCTACTGGCTTAGCGCCTTTTGCTTTTGAGAAATGACGACAGTCCGGAGAAAACCATGCCAGCCCAACCGGACAGCCAGCGGTCGCGGCGACGGGATCGACATCAAAAACGGATTCGCAGTAGTGCAAAGTATCCGGGTGATTCGTGGTGTGCATCGCTACGGCGTTCTCGTCATGATTAATGGCTATGTCAACGCTTCGGCCAGTAGCCATCTCAATACCCGTACTGGCGCCACCGCCACCAGCAAAATTGTCCACAATAATTTCTTTCACGCTGCTTTCTCCATTACTGCAGCCATTTCGCTGGCAGCTTTTAAGATTTCAGTCATCGGCATTCTCTCCAGCCACATCCTGTTTATGTGGTATTTCACTTTTCTCTGACCGGTTTCCGTCAGCACTGCTGCATCTGAAACCTGGTCAAAAAGCGCAGACACCTCTTCTGGCCATTTTTCTGGAAGTTGTTCCGGCGTTGCAGGGAGTGACGAAACAGACGTAAGGCGTTCGGCTAACCGGCGAATCTGCGACAGGAATGCATCGCCGCGAGCTTCCAGATCCTTACGGCTGACATAACTCATAGCCGGGCCGCGCCAGTTCTTATCGAAAACAGCAACAGCACCGGCAAAGAACGCGCCGGACGGCACCTGCTTTTCATCCTTCGGTACAAACCACTTCGGCAGATCGAAACCGATACGCCCGCGGATAAACGCGATGTGATCGGCGTCCTCCGGCCACCACACCTCACTGGTAGCAGCCTTAATCAGGAAAACATAACGACCACCTTTCTCGCGCATCGCACTGGCGTGCTGCATGATGTAACGCATGCCGGTGATGTAATGTTCTTCATGTTGGCTGGCGCGGCTGTAGGGTGGATTCCCAAATGCGGCACCGTTAAGTTCCGCCAGGCGTTCTGACCAGTCCTGCGTCAGTGCGTTATCCTCGGCGGTGTAATACGCCTCGCATTTGCTGTTCTCTCCATCGCTGAACAGGTCCAGCACCAGCGGGCCAAACATCGAATTGATACCCCAGAAAATGTTTTCAGGTGTACGCCACTGATCGCCAACTTCCTTCAGTTCGTGCACCGGCTGATTACGCAGTTCGGCAAGTTCACGGCAGTATTTATTTGGCATTATTCTTCCCCTACATAACGGCCAGCGAGATAGCACCGTCCTTCTGGTGTCATAAAATTTCCTGCATGCCTGAGGCACAAGGCCCGGCGCGAAACATAACGATTCCGATCTGTACTACTAATCGCCATATCAAACGCTTTAAGCCAGACCGATGCGGCGCGGAAATAAAGTCCCTGCGCTTCCAGTTGCTGCGCCCGGTTTTCCAGCCCGGTCAGTGTCCGGAGGTCTTCCTCTGAAAGCGTTTCTGCCAGGGTTTGGTTAGACGGGTAGTAAGTCAGCGTCGATTCCTGAAAATCCCGGCGTAACTTCCCCTCCTCATAAAAACGGCCAAGGCAGCGATTGATAGTGCTGGTGTTGGTTCCCGGCATGGCTTTGGCAACTTCACGATAATTGCAGCCCGGGTTCTCAATGACATACTGCAGAACTTTCGATGCGATGCTCATCCGCGGAATCCCTCCGGAATGGTGTACGCCACGTCATGGTGACTCGAACGGAACACCGCTGAATCAGGAAGCTTGCCGCGCTGGCCCCATGTATCGCGTGCCGGTCGCCCGGCGGAATCCCACTTACTTGCCGACTGCAGATAGCCCGGGAACTTGCTCGGCAGGAAGAGCGTGGACGGGCGGAGGTACTCGGCCATTTTCAGGTCAGAGCCCCACTTCTCGACGCTGTAATCCACGACAAGTAACAGCTCTTCAGGTGTAAACCCATCCGCCAGGCGGGCACGGATGTTTTCCAGAGATGATTTGCAGACTTGGTACCGGGATCCGGTGGTCTTGTTCAGGTGAGATAAAACCTGTTTCGCCTGGTCAGTGATTACCACGGCAGGGTCGGGTTGCTCAGCAACCTGACAGGAAGGTTTTTTATCTGATGGATCATGTTTTGAATTTACTGACGGATCCCCGCCAGATTCTGACGGGTCAAAACCACCGTTTTTGCTGGATTCTGATGCCTCAAATTTTGACGGGTCAGATTTTGATGCGTCAGATTTTGACGTGTCAGAATCTGACAGTTGAGACAATGCGGCCGCCTGAAGCTTTGCCACATTAAGCTGGTAAATATTAGAGGCGTTGCGGTTGCCCTGGCGGCGCTGAGTACGTGAAAGCCAGCCGTCTTTCTCCAGTTTGGCGATCGCCGTACGGACAGTGCTTGGCCCGGCCCCGAGCTGGCGCGCAATGGTTTCTATCGAAGGCCAGCAAACGCCTTCGTCGCTGCTGAAATCGGCCAGGCGTGCCATGATGGCCACGCTGGATAACTTCATGCCTGACGCCGCGCAGCCGTCCCATACATAGCTGCTTAATTTAGTGCTCATGATGGCCCTCTATTTCCCGGAACTTTCGCTGGAATTGCTCGAGCGGACTGAAGCACTCTCCATGCTCGTAACCTTCCCGCAGATAGATAACGCGGCGGGTTTCAGGCTCCCAGCGGATAACTTTGACGGGCACGCCGTAATGGTCCCGGAACCATCGGTTAAGCTCTCGCATAAGGCTTTTGCCCTCCGGTAGTAGACCCCCACGATTGCGACAGCCCGACTGTGGTTACACGGAACCCAGCGGTTTGATAATCTGCGCTCATACCGAAACAACGGAACGCCCGGCACCGGGATCATCCGCAGTTGCGGTAAGCGGCGATAAGCCGTTAAACTGTTCATGCGTTAGTTCTCCACTGATTACGACACGCCACGGCGCCCGGAGCTGCACACTCGCGGGCGTCACTCTTTTCTGGCGTACAGAAAACGCGATACAGCAGCGTTAAATGCTCCTGCCACTTCGTCATGACCTGATAGCTGTTCTCTTCGATCTGTTCCCGTTCTGCCTGGTCAATCACCCCATCCTCAGTCGCTTTACGGATGAACTGAGAGTGACGGCCAATCCACTCGATGGACTCCATCAGGCGATCGTTAATGTCGGCGTTATCGACCTGCTCGATTTCCACCAGCGGCACGTTCACACTGTTCGAATGACGTGAAACTGCATCGGCGATGTGCTTGGTACTGCTGGCCTGCTGAATCACCATCGCCCAGCCCATTGGGAAAATCTGATCGCCGTCGGCACGCAGCCGGTTGAACAATGCGTTCTCGGTTACGCCCAGCCATTCAGCCGCTTCGGCATAGCCACCAGGCAGGCATGAGATAGTTTTTTTGATGGCCGCCACCAGCCACGAGGGCTGTTTTTCGACTTGCCAGTGCTTCTGATCCACGGTTAACCCCTTCTTGCTGTGGTGTTATAACTAAGCGTTTCTGTCTACTGTTTCGGGTAAATGTCAGGACGCAAATCTGATTTGGTAATTTCGCCTGCGGTGATCTCCTCAAGTTTTTTAGCAAGGGAAAATCCGGCCTTTTTGTAGCCATTAAAAACCAACCGCAGGTATCCCGGAGTAGACTTGACGCTGTTTGCTAACTCAAATTGCTGCTCTTTTGATAAAGAGTCCCAATACTCTTTCATGATATGTACCTCCTGTGTACATATTACACGAATAATATGAACCTACAAGGTACTTGTACCAACAAGGTACACAATGTTTAATTCTGGGATGAAAACGATTCAGGAAATACGGCGGTTGAACGCCAGAAAGCTGCGAGATGGGGTCGGAGGTAATAGCTACTTCGCTACCATGATCGACAGAGAGCCAACCCAAACCAGTAGGTTTATGGGGGACGGCGCGTCTAAGAATATTGGCGATACAATGGCTCGCCATATTGAAAAGTGCTTTGATTTGCCGTTAGGCTGGTTGGATCAGGAACATCAAACCACTAACGTTGCCAAAAGTCCTGATGTATCAGACACTAATAGAAATATAACACTGGTTCCGGTTATTTCCTGGGTGCAGGCAGGAGCATGGACGGAAGCTGGCTTTGCTGAGGTGGACTTGAACAGTGTGGAAACTTATCCGTGCCCTGTGCCGTGCGGACCCATGACGTATATTTTGCGTGTGATTGGCGATTCTATGATCGATGAATACCGCCCGGGTGACATGATTTTTGTGGATCCCGAAATTCCAGCAAGCCATGGGGATGATGTCATAGCCCTCATGCATGACTCTGGAGAGACCACCTTTAAAAGGCTTATTGAAGATGGCGGCACTAAGTATTTGAAAGCATTAAATCAAAACTGGCCAGAGCCATACGTTAAAATTGATGGTAATTGTTCCATAATCGGTACAGTGATCTTCTCAGGTAAGCCACGAAGGTATATTCAGAAAAAATAAATTTTACGATGAGCCCGCGGAAGCGGGTTTTTTTATGCTTGACAATGTACCCTAACGGTACATAATGTACCTATAAGCAACAGCGAACAGGCAGGACGCCCACGAAGTAGCCGCTGGTGGCGTATGAATGACCGGATGATTCGCAGGCATCAAAAAAGCGCCCATCGGACGCTTCGCTCTTTAACAATCTGGATATCCTATTAATACAGGTTATTTGGCATGGTTATTTTCATCAAGAGATTTGCTTTGTACTTGAGCATAGTTCTTAATGCTGAAGAAACAAAAGAGTCGTAATAAAACTAAAAAAGCCGCCATTGAAATATATAAGGAGCGGGAGGCATTACCCTTAAGAAAAGCCTCGAATATAAGTGAACAAAAGACACCAATCATTATGTAAAGCAAAAATAAAAAAATGTTCGCTATTCTGGGACAATCCCAGTTACGACCAAATGTGCATATAACCCTATCTTCAAATATATATGATATCGCCCACAAAAAAACACATAAAGCGACCCAACCACTGATAATTACTATTGGCATTTCAAAAATCTGTGCAACGTTAATAGCTCCGCTAAATAGACCGGTAATATAAACACCGATCATAGAGCAAACGATACCGCTCAAAACACCACGAATTCCATTGTAATAGTTTTTGTTGGTATCGAATGGAATTTTTAATTTTTCTCTAGCCACAAAAAAACCTTAAAAATAAATGCATTAGGATATCCAGATTACCCTATTGATTGCTGTAGTTAAATAGCTACTCACTACCTATCTTAGTAGCTATTTAACAAGATAGCATAATAACGATGGAGCACCCAGTTGCACTAAGCACCTCTGGAGAGAGAATTTACTTAAGCGAAACCACTTCAATTATCGTAACCTGGCGAGGGATTCGCTCAACCAAAAATCAAGCGCGGTGCAGCGCGTAATAACGGAGAACAAGCGTGAATAAGAAATTACATGAGCCAGATTTAACAGATAAAGCATCGGCCCGATTAACAACGAAACAGCTTATTGGAGCTGCACATCATGCAGCACGTTACCTTCCGAAAGCCTCTGGGGAACTCGTGACTGAGTTGGCATCACGGCTGGATGTAACTCAGTCTGCGCTGTGCGAATCCCTGAAAATTCGTGATGTGCTTGCGTCGGAGAATGGGCAGATGCTTCGCCTGTTGACCGATATTAGCGAGAACCATGACGAATACGTAAATGAGGACGAATACCTGTATGCAGGCGTTCCGATGGATTACGTATCAGAAATAAACGCCTACGTTTCGAGGGATGTCGAAGCCGAAAACCCATTTCAGGCCACTGACGCATTCCTGGCTGAAGTGCGCGCTCATGGCAGAACTCAGGGAATTTACTTTGTAGCAAACAGAATGCTGGCCGCTTGGGAGCATGGTTTCATCGAGAGTCCTGAAAGTGAGGTCATTGACGTGGCTCGCATGATTCTCAGCTCTGTTGAAATGCTTCCAGATGCAGAAGAAGAGGACTTTGAGCGCGATTTCGCAGATGAAATGATGGGCGTCTTAACTGACTCGCTGCGCGGTAACAGCAATGGAGGTGCGTTGTGAAACTGACCAAAACTCAGCGCGCAGAATTGCGCATGAAATTTGGTGGCCGCTGCGCCTATTGCGGTTGCGAATTGCCGGAAAAGGGCTGGCACGCTGACCATGTTGAAGCTGTATACCGGAAATTGGAGATTGACGAACAGGCCCGGCAGCAGGGGAAATGGAAGTTAAAGCAGACCGGCGATGTTTACCTGCCTCAGCATGACACCCTTATCAATTTATTTCCGTCATGCGCTCCTTGCAATCTCTTCAAGTCCGTTTTCGACGTCGAAGAATTCCGCAGACAGATATCATTTCAGGCTGGCCGCGCCCTTAAAACATCTGTCAACTTCCGCACCGCAGAACGCTTTGGCCTGGTCGTGGTAATCGACAAGCCGGTCGTTTTCTGGTTTGAAAAATATCAGTCCGAGGAGCGCACAGCATGACTATGACAACAGAACAACTGGCGCAACAAGAACCTTCTTTGGACTCGATGCTTCGCGCTCATGAGGCGTTTTACAGCACCGACAATGTGCGTGAAGCCATGCTGAAGGCATACCGGATCATGCTTGCTGACGCGCTGAAAGCTGCGGGCATCAATCTAATGGTGGAGGGTGAGGGATATGGCAAATATTAGCAACGGTCCGGTACCAACGCTGCCAGGCCACTCTTGCGGAGTACCTACCAGCACTAAATGCGATACGCACCCTGATAGAGATGCTATTCGCCGTATTCAAGGTGAAACAGACTCTTTCGGGTGTGAATACATCGATATGTGCCAGGAATGCCACGATGAATATCTTCGTGAATCCCGTAAAGCCGACTATTCGGGTAGGTGCGATTGGTGCAAGAAACAAGCGGATCATCTCTACCCTCATCGGGATATAGAAGAGGGCAGTTGTGGTCGCGTTTATGAAGTGTGTAAACCCTGCATTGATGCTGAGCGCCAACGCTGGGAAGAAGAAGAAGATGAAGAAGGGTGGTGATAAATGAGTGCAATCAACGAACTCGTCTCAGATGAGCGCCTGGACACAATCAAATCATGGCGTGAAACGTATGGTCAGGATGCCAACGTGATGATCCCCGCATCAGAAGCAGAGGCTATTGCCCGCGAGCTACAGCAGTACCGCGCCGCCGTTGGGCCGACAGAGCAGCGTGATGAGTTGCCGTATGCCCCGCAGATTGCTGAGTATGAGAAAATTATGCAGCAGGCGATTCCGGATGGTTACGCACTGGTGCCGAGCAAGCTGACGGCAGAGAATGGCGCAAAGGGTGCGCTATCCGGTGAGTTTTCAGAAACCAAGTTCATAAGCTGCCCTGAGTGCTTTGGCGATGATGAATGCGAAACATGCGACGGAAGCGGGAGAATTGAAATTACAGTGCCTGTCAGTTGGACAAGCATCAAAGAAATATGGGCAAAAGGTGTTGAACATTTCGCAGCAGCACCCCAACAGGAGGCGCAGGAAGTAAAAAAGTAAATCGATGCGGTATTTGTTTTGACTGGGCCCGCAATGGTTGCGGGACCTGTATCTTTAAAGAGTGACCGGGTGCAGCCGGTGAAGTGGGGGAATTATGCTGAACCTCGATTGTGTTCCGATCTCGACTTATTGCAAAGAAACCGGCGAGACCCTTGAAGCCATTAATAAACGGGTGCAACGCGGCGTCTGGTTTGAAGGTGTTCAGGTGCTGAAGGTGGAAGGCGTTAAGGAAAGATGGATTGATCTTAGTGAGGTTGCTAAATGGGCAAGGCAGAGTCGCCAAAACTACCGCGCGGCGTGACTATCAGAAAGCATAGTCACGGCGAAACAATCAATATCACGTTCACCTATAGAGGGGTTAAATGCAGGGAGCCCCTTTCTAATCTTGAAGTGAACAGTAAGAATCTTAAATACGCCGAGCGAACACTCGGCGAAATCTATAATAAAATAGAGCGTGGAACATTCGTTTACGCTGAATATTTCCCACGTTCTGCTCGCTTAAAATTATTTGGGAATGCGGCGGCCGGAAAGACAATAAAAATGTATCTGGATGAATACATCGACATATGCGAAAGGCGAAAACTATCCCCGTCCACTATTGGCGGTTATAAAAAATGCCGCAGCGCGCTGGTCGCGCTGCATTCACTTCCTGCAAGCGAACTGACGCCAGCGGCAATGAAAGCTTGGATCCAGAGCCGCACTACCACATTAAAGACGATCCGCAATCAACTGTCTTTTATGCGATCAGCGCTTGATGAGGCTGTGACAGATGGAGTTTTGCAAATTAACCCGGTATCTCTCGTAACGGCATCGCGTTATCAAAGCGACAAATCGACTTCTGACAGCGCCTATATTGTCGATCCACTTTCACCAGCAGAGGTAGATGCCCTCATCTCTTCTGCCGGTAATAAGCAGTGGGAAAACTTGTTTATGTTCGCAATCCAGACGGGGTTGCGTAGCTCGGAATTATGCGCGTTGCGCTGGCACGATATCGACTTCATAGGGAAGACGGCGCACGTACAGAACGCGAGTGTGGTAGGTGTTATTAAGGGAACGAAAACAAAGGCGGGCACACGCAAAGTAGAACTTAACGATGTGGCAATGGCCGTGCTGGCGAATCAAAAATCGTTCACCTTCATGAAAAATGCTACGATATTCGAGGATCCGAAAACGAATATGCCGTGGGCCAGCGCGGATGCGATCCGCAAAAAAGCCTGGGTTCCAACCCTGCGTAAAGCTGGCATCAGATACCGCAACCCATACCAGACACGGCATACATTCGCGACACGCCACATCAGCCAGGGCGCTAACCTTTTCTGGCTTTCCGGGCAGATGGGACACAAGGGGCCAGAGATGCTCTTCAGGCATTACGGATCGTATCTGAAAGATTACGATGTAATGAATAAACAGCTCGTTAATAAAAAAGGCTAGTCCTTTTTGACAGCTAGGGCTTTTGAAACAATCTCAAGAGCCTTTTCATAAATTGAATCTGGCGCAGCTCCCATTGTAATTTCGTTGGAAGACAAGGCTTGGATTAATTTTATAGTTTTGTCAATATCTCCGTTTGCAGCCATAAATGCTGTAACTTGCGTTTCATATCTTGCTGCAAGTTGAGCATAATACCTTATGAACATTAAAGTAATTTTAATTGTGTATAAACCCATAAATATCACAGTTAAAGTAAGGATTCCAGACGTTATTGCCCTCGAAATTTGATTAGTTATAATACTACCTTTGAGTGCATCAATGGATGCTTGAAATTCATTATTAACAGCATCCAAATTTTTTAAGTTTTCATTTAAACTTTTTTCATACTCCGCACCCGCGAGTCGGCGATCTGGCACTTTTTTACCAATAATATCGCTGATATAATCCCCAAATATCCCTGCAGGAGAATATCTGTCATTCATCGTATAAGCACTATAAAAAAGAATAAAAATCACAAAAATTAAAGTATATATAAGAGCATTGCTTATAATTTTTGCAGTTCTAGCTTGTTTTTGTAGGTTTTTAATAACAGCCTGTATTTCATATGCTTCCATGGATATGACTCACTCAAACATGGTTTGAAAGGATAAGGATACGCAAAGTATACGCATTAAACCACCGAATAAATTTTACAAGCAAAATCAGATATATAATAATATAAGGACGCGGGTTCAACTCCCGCCAGCTCCACCAAAATTCTCCATCGGTGATTACCAGAGTCATCCGATGAAGTCCTAAGAGCCCGCACGGCGCAAGCCCTGCGGGCTTTTTTGTGCCTTCAATTTGTCCTGCGAAGTCCAAAGAGAACTAATTAAATCCGAACCTCTTAGGCCCATCGATAGGCCCAACGAATAGCTCTATTGTTTTCGTTGGGCCTATCGATGGGAGCCCCCCTGCGCCAGCGTCAGCGAAACCAGTTCCGGCCTGTTATCCATCTGCAATTTCAGCGGATAACCCAGGTTTGCCGCGATCCTGTCCGGCACACTGCCCCCTAAAACTACCCTTTCATTCCGACCCATTCACTTTTAGACATCTTGCGAAATATTATTTATGTCCAATTAAAAGGCCGCTACTCATACGTAGCGGCCTGCATTCATCAACAAAAACAATTATTCAACACAGCGCATCAGCCGTTAAACCTACTGATGATCAGAGTCTAAACGCGCTAACTTCGCCTAAAAGTTTACCAGCCTGTTGGCTCAGGGAGTTCGCCGCCGTAGCCATTTGCTCAACCATAGCCGCGTTTTGCTGAATATTGCCCTCCATCTGCGTCACCGCTACGTTGACCTGTTCAATGCCGTAACTCTGCTCGGTTGATGAGTGATTAACCTGGTTGATAAGTTGCGTGGTTTCGTCAACCACCACCAGGGCTTCATTCATTCGTGTCGTTACGTTTGCCGAGTACATGACACCCTTTTTGACGTTTTGAATGGCTTCTTCAATAAGCGTGCGGATATCACCCGCCGCGACGGAAGAACGCTGAGATAATGAGCGAACCTCCCCTGCCACCACCGCAAACCCTTTGCCCTGTTCACCGGCACGCGCCGCTTCTACCGCTGCGTTAAGCGCCAGGATGTTCGTCTGGAAGGCAATTCCATCAATAATGGAGGTGATTTCAGAAATTTTATTAGAGGACGCGGAGATATCATCAATTGAACTCTTTAACTCCATAAGCTCACGGTTACTGTTATTGACAAGCGACTGTACCTGGCTAATGAAATTATTGGCTTCTTTGGCATTGTCCACGTTGTGTTTCACCGTGGCGGATAACTCATTCATACTGGCCGCCGTTTGCTCAAGTGATGATGCCTGCGACTCGGTGCGCGCAGAAAGATCATCGTTACTCAACGCAATTTCATTAGAGGCAGTCTCTACTTCCTGGCTGGCATTTTTCACGCTGGATAATACGTCACGGATTTTAGCGACCAGCGTGTTGACGCTGTCAGCCGTTGCGCCAAGCTCATCTTTTTTAGTGAGATTAACACGCTGAGTTAAATCGAGACTGTCACCAATATTCTTCATTGTGGTTTGTAAACCACTTAATCCTTTTTTGAGGTAATTAAGAATGCTGAAACTAAAGCCGCCGACCAGTAAAGTGGCAACGGTAATGATGCTAATCAGGAACCACAGTGTGTTTTTATACTGTTTATTATTTTCATTAGCATAATCAATGGCAATTTTATAATTATAATTCAGTGTTTCTTTAATTTTAGCGCCTAATGCAACTGAACTTTTTGCAACCTCACCCTCATCGGAGACCATTTGCCTGGCCGCATCAATGCCGTCCGCCTCATAAAGAATCGTCATTTTGTTAACTTTATCAATATACATGTTAAAGTTATGGATAGTCTCTTTTATTAACTGTTCATCATTAGCATCTGTTATTAAGTTCGCCTGATAATATGCCAGTATCTCTTGTGCTTTCGCCATCTCCTCTCTGGCAATTTTCATATGCTTTTCATAAACATCCTTCTCGTTCACCAGCAAAGCCATAAAAATTTGCCGTCTTGATTCTTCACGATGCTGTAACGCCTCGCTTATTTTATTAATGCTCCCCAGGCTATTACTTACAACGTATTCAAACCGCGTTTGGGCCTGATCCAACGCTCTTGTGCTCAGTATTCCTAGCGTAATCAAGACTATAAGCGTAAAGGTAAAAATCAATGAAAGCTTCTTCAAAATAGTCAT